TATAGTAAAATTTATCGGTAGCGGTATGAAAAATTATTTGCAACCAACAGGAGATTGGGAACGAATAGATTTTCTGACTGATAGTATTTTAGCTCCTCCGACACCACCAACGCCGATACCACCCCTCGCTATCGAACTAATCATGGCTGGTAATATATCGGCTAATACCGTTGAAATAATGTGTGTAACTAATAGAGAAACTAATTTAGTTATAAATTATGGTACGTTAAAAGAAGAATTAACTAATACAGCGGTTGATACTGTTTTTACTCCATATCATGATATAGCATTGTATGGTTTAATTATGGAGCAACTTTACTATTTCCAAGCTGTTGTAACTGATATATATGGTAATGTTGTTTCGAGTAATATAGAAGAATTTTATACTTCTTCACAATACACATTATCTCTTAATAACAAACTAACCGCAATTTTTGCATTTGCAAATAAGGTAAAATCATTATATGTATTTACCCCAAGCGGTCTTTATGGCGAATATGAAGAAATACCACCGACTTGTACTGAAACATTTGATACAGGTTATGTAACTTTTTCAGGATTTAGTATAATTACAGAACCATATGAATTTGAAATTGGTCAAACAGGTTATATGTATAATTGGAGTGGTATAATACATAATAATATAGCGGACTGGGCTTAAAAAATGGATAAAAATATAAAACAAGAAAATAAAAGTTTTATCGATGTAAAAAAAGAATTAGTGATAGGCGGTGATGATTTAAACCTTTATGTTGATGCTTATATAGATGGAGAGAAAATTCTTAGTAAAAAATCAGATAGTTTGTTGATAGGATTTTTACATTGTTTATTTTTACAAATGAATGGTTTTAATGATGATAGTATGCCAAATACAGATGTGGCAAGTGATCTAAATAGTGCTAGTTCTAATGTGAATACACCTGTAAATATCACAAGTATTGCTTCTGGAATAAATGCTTGGTGTGTATGTACACTTTCCCCAGCAGTTGCTCCAAATCCTAGTTATGGAAAAGTAAGTATACAAGGTATACAAGGAACATCGCCTTTTCAAGATGGTTTTTATAATTATATAAAAGGAAGTTCTTCTTCAATAACTGTTTCCGGAACTTTATATGGTACTGGATACACCGCAAGTTCGGCTTCAGCGCGTATGACTACCACGTATTTGGGCTCTTGGACTATAAGTCCTTCTATAGAAACATTTTCTTCCCCATATCTTGTAATTGGAACTGGAACAGCTCCTGTAAGCTTATTAGATCCGAGCCTTGAAAAAGAAATACAAAGTGCAGCAACCACAGGACGTTTAACTTACGGCACTACTGCTGTTTCAGACGAGTCTACTGATAGTATAAGTTCGCAAATAACTTTTACTCGTACTTTTACTAATAATACTTCTAGTGGTGTTGTAGTAAACGAAGTTGGATTATATGCAGACTATGGACATCATGATACCTCTTATACTCAACTTCAAATTTTATTAGCACGAGATGTCATATCTGGAGGCATAGAAGTAAGCACCGGTAAAGCTTTAACATTAAATTATCGCATTGTGTCCACTTTAACTACCGGAACAAATCCCGGTGGATTTACACAAATTTTTATGCAATTACTACGACGACATTTTAAATCGACTACTCGAAATGCTAAAGATATTTTCAATGCTGATTCCACTTCTTCGTATGCCTCGGTAAGTACTTTTAAAGTAATCGAAGCTGGCGCGAATACACGGGCTATCACTTTTAATGAGGCTTGCGACGTGCCAGCGTGGAGACAAGGTATAGCGTTAGGAACATCGGCCGTTGCTGTTTCTGAGGATGATTTTTATCTTAATAGTATAATAGAACATGGTACAAGTACCGGGCAATTATATCATTATGGTACGGTCATTGATAACTGGGTAGCCTCCAGTGGAGTTTGTAGTTTTGATATAATACGTGTTTTTGAAAACGCATCTGGAGCCGATATAGATAATATTAACGAAATTGGATTAATAGTGGGAGGAAGTAATTCAACTAGCGATTCTGTTACTTATGAACATCCAAAGCAAAATTATATGATCGCCCGAAATGTGCTTTCGTCACCTGTTGCTGCAACAAATGGACAAATGTTAAAAGTAACCTATACATTAAAGGTAATACTATAATTGCTTTTTGTAAATAATTTACGTATAATAAAATATGAAATTTGCAGAAATACTTATAATAAGAGAAGCATTAATGACGCTTGGGCAAGAACGGTTGCCTGTCGCTTATGAAATTGCAAAAAATATACGTATTTGTGATAAAATTATAACTGAGTCAAAAGAAATAGCAAATGAGGTTTATCTACGTTATGCTGACCGTGAAGAAAATGGCGATGTCAAAATGTACAAAAACGAACTTGGACAAGGTGTTGCAAAGATTACTGACTCTATACGAGCCGCAGAATGTCAAGTTGAGTTAAACAAATTAGACTTAGAAGAACACGATGTATCATTTGTTAAATTTAATAAAAATATTTTAAAGGCCGAAAAATTATCGGCAGACATACTTATACCGTTAATTGATATAATTATTGTAGAAGAATAATTTATGAAAAAACGTTTTTACCCATTATGGTTTCTTATAATTTGTAATATATTGCTAGTTATAGGAACACTTTATATAACAAGACATGCAATAGATGATTTTGAATATACGGTATTTTCACAACGAAACCATTACAAAACAAATGCCATAACAAAAATGGCAAATTTTTATTATCATTCTCCTGAATTCAAAAAAGAGAATGGAATTGGTTTAGGAAAATTTCTAACCAGAACAGCCACTGATGAAGATGAAGGATACTTTCTATTTAAGTGGGAGCCAAAAAAAGGATTTCCTATTTTGTATATAGGAGGTAATAAAACTTTTCAAAAATATTATAATGCAGATAACTTTATTAAGGCTATAGACTTATCAGATAGTTTAAAAATAATAAATAAATCTCAATTTAATGAATTACTTTTTAAGTTATATAGTTATCAAACTACTAATGATTTATCTCCAACAATAATTACTCAAAGAAATGGATTAAGATATTTATTAACTTGGGTTATAATACCCGCGCCTAATTCAAAAGATGCGGAATTTTTATGTTTAGTTTTCACACCAACAACAACAATAGACGATTTAGTTGCAAGTACGAAGTTAAGGTACATATGGTTATTTAGCGGAGCAACAGCGTTATCTGGAATCATGTTAGTATTGATACCGTTGGTTCTCAGAAAATTCAGTAAATAATGGTAGACACTTTATACACACTACAAATAATGTTAACAAGTATATTAGGTGGTATTGTAAGATATTTATCAGAGTTCTTAATCAAAACACAAGAACTTGATAAATTATCGTTAGGACTCATGGTTATTCATGCATTAGTTGGAGTATTCGCAGGATATATGTCGTTTTTAGTAGTAAGCGCGTTTACAACAGCAGAAATAGCTGGAATTCTTGCCGCTGGATTAGGTTCATTTGGGGGCTACGGTACATTAATTTGGTTAGTAAAACAAATGAAAAAGAAACTTGTTCTTATGGATAAATCAGAATTTAGTGAATATCAAGAAAAACAAAAAAAGTCTTTTGATGATGGACAAAAAAGAGCTCTTGATAGACATAATAAGAGGATTAAGAAATGAGTATATTAGATTTTTTAAAGACATATCAGCTTTATATCTTTATTACTATTGCTGCAGCACTTTTAGGTTGGCATTTTTTAGCAATCAAATCCGCTGTAGATAAGAATAATGCTGAATGGATAGAACGTATTAATAATGCACCAGTACAAACAAAAACAGATACAATATTTGTTTTTGTTCCACAACAAAATACTGGCGGACAAGGGTACGGCACAATTGTTTATGCACAAACTACAAAAATTGATTCGCTAATAGCTGCCAGTAATAATAAAGATGATTTGATTAGAACATTGGCAAGTAAAAAAACTTATGACACCACCATGGTGGATTTGGGACATTTATACTTAGGATATGATCCAATTCCTAATTTATTTTCTTGGTCACTTACAGATAGACCTCCAATAAAAAATGAAGTTATTACAGTAATAAGGGATCATTTAGTTCCAGTACCATTTTACACTTGGGGAATAGGTTCTAATGTTAATGGTGTGGGTTCTGTGTTTGCTGGTGTGAGAAAACGTTTTGACGATATCATTATAGAAGCCAATTATCACATAGCTGGACCGTCAGTTGGAAATAATTGGAATGTAGGAATAAGTTGGTATTTTTATTGAGAGTAGTATGTTAGAATACATTAAAAAAACATTTATAAATATTATAGAATTTTTTATTTCTGCTGTAGCAGAAAAAAATGATATGCAAAATGGTTTTGGTTATCGTTATAAATTATCGTTAGGCCGATCTTCATGGATAGCATGGTTTTATGCTACTATCTATTTTACATTTAACGGTATTATACTGTCTTATTTATGGTATTTAGTGGGGTTATCTTGTTTAGGTTATGTAATTGGATCCAAATATATTATTACTAATATTGGTGGTGCTTCACGAACCGAGATAGCTACATGGGATAACGAAGAACATGTTTAAATGGTTTTTTAATTTATTTAAAAAGAAGAAAGACGCTACTCTGCCTATTACAACATCAGAGATAGAAATAACAATGCCAAAAGAAGAAAAAAATTTAACAATTACAGATGTAAGTGATTCTCTTCCTTGGAATACCAATGGGCAAAGATGGAATAAAAGAAAAGAATCACAAATTAAAAGAATTGTTATACATCAAAGTTTAGGCACCAAAACTGTAAAAGATACTAATACTTATTGTATTAAGAATTCCCCTAATATGTCGTTAGGAAGAGGCATGCCAAAAATTCCATATCATTATTTTATAGAACCAAATGGTAAAATTTATAAATGTAATAAACATAGTGATCTAACTTCACATGTAAAAAACATGAATACAACATCACTTGCTATTTGTCTTGGAGGTTTTTATAATTATATAGAAAATGGTAAAATTATAAAAGGACGAGATGGGGATCCACCAGAAATACAGATTCAATCATTAGAATGGTTAACCAACTATTTAATAAAACTGTTAAAATTAACAACAAAAGATGTGTACACACACGACGAATTGCAGGGCAAGACTTGCTGTCCAGGTACAGCAGGTGCCATATTTGTAAAGAACCTTAAGGAATAATATGAAAAAGTTAGCAACACTACAGTATGACGTTACCGACTTAGTTACGGCCGGACAAATCGATTACTTAATAGAGGTAACAAAAGGAAAGGACGAGTTGGTAAAAAATGCACATATTCCCTCGTTAGAAGAAACCGAAGAAATGCCGGATGAAAAGTTTGCTTTAATATTATATCATCCACACATCGGTAAAATGAAAAAACTTGCGATGAGTGATAAATACATCACTGAACTCAATATGCGTATTTTTGAAGATCGCATAAATTCGCTTCCAGAAAAGCTGGTAAAAGTGGCAGCCTATCATTTAGCTAAAGCTGCTAAATATTACAAATTAACTGTACCAGAAAGTATCAAAAAATATGCTGAAGAAAAACCTGTGAGTAACTGGGTTAACATAGCCGAATTAAAGGCTACTTCGGTAAAGGTAGCCAGTGAAAATATAAAATATGCGTTGGGTAATAAATATCCAATTCATACTGCTCAGTTGGTAAAGAAAGCTATGTCTTATTTTGCGGATCATTGGAAAAGATTCTCACCTCTTAATGCTTTTGAATATGCAGTTAATGTAAAAATTGCTGCAGATAAATTAGGTGTGGACTACAAAGGAACCCGCATAGAAAAATATGCACATATATCTCCTGCTAAACTTAGTCCATTATTTAAAGCAGCAGTCGCCGCGCGTAAAGGATATGTAACAGAAGACAATCGCCAAATATTTGATGACTTAATTAAAGAAGCTTCTACATTAGGAACAGTTAAAACTGCCAAAGCTCTTGAAGCAATAGACCGTGAATTAGGATTAAATCGTGAATGGAACAAATCCATAGAAGATCCTGTATTTACAGTTTTTGATACTACTGTAGAAAAAACCGCAAGAGAATCTGGTACTGAGATTAATCTCGAGTCGCTACGAAAACTGCCAAATGGTTTAGTAGATGATGCCACATTAAAAGATTTAAAGAGCGATGAAGGGTTAGAAGTATTTGCTTCTTTACCAACACCGGTAAGACAAAAACTTGCCAAGGCTATGGAAACAGACGAAAGAGGCAAAGGTGGGGGTATAGTAGACAAAGTAATACCAACACAAAATAGACCAACAAAGTCGGGTAACCCAACTAAGGACGAACCGACATCTAAAGTACTATCAGCAATAGACAATGGAATGAAACCGTGATTAGTTTATTATTTGTTTTTATTAATCTCGCCATAATATCAATTTATGATATATGGAAAATGTCTAAAAGTGAATTTCTTTATTGGGGTTACGGGGATTTACCTGGTTTTTACAATCCTGAAGCGTCCGAAGCTGCATCATTAAGCCAATTTGCTTTTTGGTATTTTTATGTTGTTGTCGGTGCATTTTTATTATTTTCTCCGTTAACAGCATTATTAAATATTTTCGCTATCATATTTCTTCATTGGTGTGGGATAGAAGATTTAGGTTATTTTTTATTCGCACGATGGATTAAATTACCACCAAAATATTTAGCGACTCATCCACAAATTAAAATATTGGGATTTGGAATACCTGAAACACTTCCTTGGTTGGCAAAACCAAGAAAAATTGGGCCCCTGATTATACCAAGTATTATAGGCTGGTTATGTGGAGATCAAGTACCAGCTAAGAAATTTTTAGCATTAACCATAAGTGCGATATTACTTATTATTATATTATGAGTCGACAAGACGAGCTTTTAGAATTAGTCAAAGAAAATGATGTTCTTGAACCAGACACTATTAGACAACTTTACCCAGATCTATCGGAAGAGGAGTTTAATAAAGTTATGGCTATTAAAGTTGTCAAACACACGAGACAATTTTGGGAGAATTTTTATGCCTTTGAAGATATTGTATTAGCTCTTAATGATTTAACTCCAGATTTTAGTTTGTTAGAAGGTGTAACTCCTGAGCAAATTTGGTATGCAATACAACTTGTAGATCAAATTCGCCCTGGAATGGAATATTCAAAGGAAGTACAGTTATATATTAAATGGAATTGCAATGAAGCAGGGGTTTATATCTACCCCCCATCTGTGGGGCTGGATAACCCATATTACGAGGCAGCGAAAACGCTGTCAGAACAGGGTCCCTTCCCGTTAGGAGAAGCAACCGCTGTAGAAGTACAAGCAGGAAAATATTTAAATATTTTAGAATATCTAAAGGAAAAAGCAAATGGCTAATTTACCGTATCCCGATATGCAGTTGGGTGGCACAGATGCTCAAGCATTAGCTACCACCCGTCTTGTTTATCCGAATCCGTTTCTCGATTTGTCGAGATTTTTTATGCCGCGAACAGTTAAGTCTTTACTTAAACTTTGCCGCATATTTTTTTATCGTAATGAGTTTGTAAACAATGTTATAACGAAACTCGCAGAATACCCAATTACCGAATTAATGATTGAGGGAATTGAAGACGAAAAAGTAAAACATGAATACTGCGAATTAATAGATCATAATATAAATATTAAACGATTACTAATTGAAATCGGTTTAGATTATTTTACCTATGGTAATTGCTTTGTATCTATAAATATGAAATTTAAACGTTTTTTAAAATGTCCTACCTGTGGCGAAGAGACGCCAGTTGAGCGCACAAAATATTTATGGAGAGATTATACTTTTGTAGGTGATTGTCCTCGCTGTGGTAGTAAGAGTATAATTTTTAAAGTCGAAGATCGACCGTTAAAAAATGCCAAATATTTTAAATTTATTAGATGGTCTCCAGAGAATATAGCTATAGATCATGATGAGCTTACTGGAGAAAACCGTTATTATTATGACATGCAGCCATATACTAAAAAAGCAATTATTGATGGCAAGCGGGAAGTTCTCGAACGCACTCCAATGTTATTTATCGAAGCTGTAAAACATAATCGTAAAATTGTATTAGATCCAAATAATTTATATCATTTCAAACGTGCCACACTTGCAGAAGAAGATCAAGGTTGGGGTAAACCTTTAATACTATCTGCATTACCAATGTTGTGGTATATGCAAACTTTACGACGTGGTAATGAGGCTATTGCAGCTGATCATTTAGTACCAATGCGATCAATCTTCCCAAGTTCACAAGGAAACATAGATCCATTTACACAGATGAATTTAGGTGCATGGCGTTCAGTAGTAGAAGACAATTTAGGTCGCTGGCGAAGAGACCCAAATCATATAGCTATTTTTCCAATACCATTAGGTTATCAAGGTTTAAGTGGTGATGCAAAAATGCTACAAGTAACACCAGAATTAAAATTCCTTGAAGAGTTAATAATTAACTCATTTGGTGTACCTACTGAATTTATTAAAGGCGGTGCTACTTGGACAAGTAGTAGTGTTAGTTTACGTATAGTTGAAAATCATTTTTTAACTTATCGAGAAGAAATACATGACTTTCTAAATTATTTTGCAGGCCCAAAAATTTCAGCATTTTTAGATTTTCCTCCTGTTAAATTTACATTGAAAAAATTTAGAATGAGTGATGATATACAAACTAAAGAAGCGTTAATACAGTTAGCGCAACTTGGTAAAATTTCAGATTCTTACTTACAAGTAGAATTTGGACTCGATCCAAATGAACAAAAGAAATATCAGAAGACTGATAATAAAACCAATATTGATTTATCTATGGATCAATTGCTAGCTCAGGCTGAAGCGCAAGGCAAAACAATGGTAATTCAAGCACGTTATCAAGCTAAAGCTTTAGAAGCCCAAGCTGAGGAAGCCGCACGAATACGTGAACGTTTATTTGAAATAGAATTAAAACAAGAAATGCAAGCACCGGATCAAGATCCAAGCGATATTTTACAAAAATATACAGCGCAAATTGCAGGAATGGATCCAGCTACACAACAACAGACTCTTATGATGTTGCAACAGAAAACTCCTTTAACATTTAGTTTCTTAATGCAAAGATTACAAGGACAAATTTCCGCGGTACCTGAACAACAAGCAGAAATGCAGATGAAACAAATGGATCAACAAACTGAACAAATTAGACAGCAAGGGGAGGTTGCAAAACAACAAGAAGCACAAAAAACTGAGGCTGTGAAACAAAGGCATGAAGAGAAGAAATTAGAATTGGACGAAAAAAGATGGCAACATCAAAAAGAAGTTCAAAAATCGCAAAAAAGTAAAAAGGCAACAAAATGATTAAATACAGTGATATGATAAATATAAAATCAACAATCACCGGAGAAATAAAGACTATCCCTGCTACTGATGTAAAAAAATTGTTAATTCCAGATGGAGAGAAAACTGGAGAAAAAATAGAATGGAAGGTTATAGATGAGGAAAGTGGAAGTATTCGAACTATCGGATCCAAAAGACAAGAAGAGATATGAAGAATTATTAAATGACTCTACTGTTGAGGTGTATGATAAAGAATTTGGTTATATGAAAGATGGAACACCAAAAATTGTAATATGGTATGAACAAGAGGGCGCCTGATTTAAGCGCCCTTTTTTGTTAGATCAATACAAGTTGAAAGATAAATTAAAATAGTAGGAATGTAATACCCTATAGCAAAAAAACCTAATACACATGCCAACATTCTGGCCCCGCCCATATGAATTATTTGTACTGGATTTATAATACACCCATTTGCATACTGCATTGTGATAAAACCATAAAATGAAATAAAAGAAATTTCTTTCCTGCCTATAACATACCTAAGTAATAAACTAATCATTAAAAGTTCAAATAGGGCTGCTATAACAAACAAGGTTGGTAATGTATACCCTATTGCAGCTCCAATTAAAAATACAATAACTGTATAAGAAATTCTATATTTCATGTGGTTTTTAACCATTCTGATAATTTCTTACGCTTATCATCCCATAAAAATAATTCTTGTACCCTATCTATAGCAGCTTGATTTACAATTTTACGTCTTCCATTATCAACCCATTTTTGATATTCAGCTTCTAATGCTTCTACCATTTTGCCTACATTTACTACTGGACGCATATGGTTGTTATCAAGAGCAATATTTATATGAGCTATATTTGGTATTAAATATCCAGTATCACCAAGCATTTCAGGAACTGCAGAATTAGCGGGGGCTATACTTGTTGTACCACAAGCAGCAGATTCTATTAAAGATAAACCGACGCCTTCTCCAAATGTAGTACTGATATTGATATCGGCTACATTATATAATAAATTCATTTCAGTATCGGAGTAAGGGCGATCATACGCATTACCGTTAAATAATGCAACATGTTTAGGTATGTCATCATCAACAAAGCCCGCATTCATTGCCGCTGATCCTAATGTATTGGCAGGACCAGGACCCATAATTTTTTCTGAGACAGATGCATGAAAATATATTACAACATCATCATGTCCAGGTTTTTGATCTACAACATCTGAAGCAGGACATCCGTTAAGATCACATATTTCTTTTGTAGCCACGTAAACATTACCACATTTACATTTCTTATATCCTTTGACAAATAACGCCATAGCGCGCATTGTTAAAGGTAAGCATTTCCGAGGTTGAAATCTATTATTACTTATTACTAAAAATTTATTTCCCCAACCCGAATCTTCTTTTGTTTTACGAATAATTGGATAGGGTAAAGGATTGAAAACGTTTGTATCTACACCGTGATAAAGGTATTCTATTCCTTTTTCTTTTAGATGAGGAAATGTATCATATATGGCGTTAATACCCCATTTCGTATAAGTAATTAATTTATCTGGAGTATCAAAAGCTGGTCTCCAAAATCTGTTAACTGGTGTACCATCAATTGGAAAATATACTAAAATAGGTACTTTAGGAAAATTTTTTTTACAAACCGGCAATACGTGCTGAATATTAAATATATCTTGAAATAATAATATTTTATCTGGTTTTACATTTGTAATTACTTTTTCAAATCGGCCTACTCCCATTGGGTCCATGCCATCTATAGGATATATAAACCACTTTGTGGTGTCATAAGCATCGAGTCCATAATAATTAATACCCAACATATGTACATCATATTCATTATGAAGATCACGAAATAAGTTAGCAGCGACTATCCCAAAACCGGTTTTTACCGTCACAGAATCATTCCAGCAAAATAATTTAGGTTTACTCATAAAATTCCTTAAATTTTTCTAATTTTCTATCTAAAGAAACTATAGAGTTTTTATACATTATTCTATAGATCTTTCTTACCCCTGGAGTACCATTCTTTTTAATTCGCCATATAGTGTGGTCGGGGCATATTTTATTTTTTATACCTAATATTCGTTTAACATTTTCTAAACAATTTATGGAACCAACAATTGAAAAGGAAGCATATGGTTTACCTTTCCAATAACTATGATTAGTTATTGTTCCATCAGCATCAAATAGTCCACGTAAAACATGTGATTCAAATTTCTTTAGAACTTTAGGAAATTTTGCAGTAAAAGATTTCCGTGGAGTTATATTATGTACAATTAAATCATTACACATTTGTTTACTGGATATAGTTAAATTAATGGTGTTTTGTTTTTTGTTATAATAATAACTATTTTTCCAATTTATTGCTGTAGCAAATTTTTCAAGATGCGTTTTATCCTTAATATTTAAAGTGATACTAATTTGATATTTTGATGTTACAGTATTAACATATACACACCCATCACCTAAAATAAATCCTAACCAGTAAGCTTTTTCTTGTGTATCAATTTTATGAAAATAATTATGATTTATATCCTTATTTGGTTTCATATATCATAATATACGAAAAATAAGGCAAAAAAGCAAATTCTTGAGACCGTAAAAAAATACGCCAAGATTTATTGGCGTATTATAATTGCTTATTTCGATGTTTTGTTCGCAACCGTAGTTGACAAACTTGCCAAAATAGATTCCAAAGGAGTACCTGCAAACATCTTGCGGGCTACTTCTACTACTGGAACGTTTTGAGCAATCGCCATCGGTGCTAAAGCATCTGCTAATTTTTGCAATAATGCTTGATCTCCAAATACCTTCAAAGATGTCATCAAATCTGAAGACATGGCTTTCATTTTTTCGGTAATAGCCTTTACTTCAATATCGGATTCTAACTTCAAGGTATCAATTCGCGCTTGACTTTCTTTTACTTCGCGTTCTAATTCAGCAGCTGCTATTGAATCGAGCGTTTGTTGCTGTGCTTTTTTAGCTTCTAATTCTCTCGCGGCTAATCCAAGTTCGGAGGTGCTGCGAAGATTTGTAGCCTCAAATTCGTTTTTAATGTTTTTTAAATTTGATATTAAAGCACGTTCAAGAATTGCTATATCAATTTCATGAGTTGCTTCTCGAGTAGCGTCAATCTCTGCTGCCATTTCACGATTAGCGGCTTCAACTTTTTTAGTTACCGCAAGTTTACGTTCTTTTTCAGCTACTGTAATTATATCTGAAACTGCATTATGTTGTGCCGACGTTAAAAGATTTGCTATGGTGTTATTAGCTATAGTAATATCTAATACTTCAACATCATAAATACACATACCGTTTTCATCGAAGGTTCTTCCAGGACGTTTTGTTTCCGGAGTTGAAACTCCAAGAATAGTATCACGAATGATGTTTATAGCATTACCATAAAATTCTGAAATACCATAAGACTTTGCTGCATTTTTCATTAATGAGCGACCGTGATCACACAAGAACTTCACGTAATTATCTACACGGAACCATTTTGAATCTTTCTCACCTAAGAAGTCTACACGATATCCAACTTTAAGTGTAACGTCAACCATATCCTTAGTGGTTACGGTGAAGATATCACTTACTTGGTTATGTGAAACTTTTAGATAAACTGTTTTGAGCAGATTATCTGTTGTTTTAGGTTTTCCCGTTGATAACACGAATGTCTGTGGAACTTCATCATATTCCAACTGTATAACAGTGGGGCCGACTTCAACTCTGCTCTTCCCTGAACTGTTGACTATGAGCATTGCATAACCATTCCATAATTGTATTTTTACTACCCCATCGTATTTATTTTCAAGAGTAACCGTACGAGGAGGTGTAAATCTTGTTTTCCTGCTTAATGCATCACCGGCAAATGCCGCTTGTACATCATCAGCTGCATAAGATGTGCCAGAATACATATAAGCGGTATTGGAAGCAGAACGTCTTGCTCGAACATAATTATCGCCGGTTACCGATGCTTCTTGCTGTAATTTTTGATTATGTTGAAGGGCTTCGGTGTTTCCAGGATAAAGTAAATTAGTAAGTTTAGCGTCAAGTATTCTATTTACAATGACCTCAGTTCGAGGATCTGGTAATAGCATTACAGGACCATGAACTGTTTTTACCTTACCGGTTAAGCGTTCCAACACATATCGGGCGTCGCCCTCAGGAACTGCTACAGCAAAGTGTATTTCACGATCATCATACTTTATAATAGCGTGTTCAGGCCGCGGATAATATATAGGAGTTTCTTTCCCTGTGATGAACAATTCATCGCCGATTTTTTTATTATCGTAAGGAGCGATAACTTTTATATGAATGCCGGAAATTTCTGAAAGCTCTATTGCGCGAAATTTACGTGCATTGTCCTTTGTTATAAAGGTTTCAGTTGGTTTTGGGAATACAACATCAGGGCCGGGAATGTATCGTTTATTGCCATCTTCATCAAGTAAGATTGTATATTCCAAGCGTTCAAGGGTAACAGCCTCACGAACGTATTGTCCATCCTCATCTGGTACAACTTCAATTCCGGTAGGTGGGATATAAAATGCCACATCTGTTCCTTTAATAACTAATAATTGCCCCATTACCAAATCCGGAGCTTTTTCAGGAGTTGCAGGAGTTTCAGAATTTGCTACTTTTTTAATTACAGCATTTTTCCAGTTTGCTCTGGCTTCTGTGTCATTATAAACACGTACTACTAAATATTGATTGGATCTTAAATGATGTCCTTCAACTACCTTTGTAGTTTGACTCGGCCACAATGGGAATGAAATTGGTCCGGGGATATTAATCTTACGACCGACTTGAAGCGGCATTGCAATAGACGATGTTCCGATATTCGGATTAATATTTTTATCTGCCGGATTATTTAATATTACATAAAACCCTTCTGGTGCAGTAGTGAAAGGAAGAATTGCTTGATTTAAATCAGCAATAGGTTCATACTTGACTCCATTCCACCGCACTGGTAAATCTGTTTGTGATGCGGTTGTCTTAAAAGGCCCCACTATCACATTTATGTGACCCTTTGTTTGATCCAGTATATGTGCATAAGTACCAAGCACCAATACCAGTTCACGATTCTGATCTGCCATATTTGGCCCTTTATATTTTTATTTTTAGCTGATTTGTTATTTTCATAAAGGCTTCAGCATTGCCTTTGGCATCATTCACAGGATTATGATCGTGGGTTGTTTCACGCAAGTGTTTGAATGATTTAAAAAAGTTTCTTGTTATACCTTTGTACAACCAATTAATATTAGCGGATGAATATCCGAAAGGATTTGTTCCTAAAAAATGATGAAAATACCAACAAACGAACATCCAATCAAATCCATTGTTGTCAGAAACAAATACAGGACGTTCTCCTGGTTTTAAATTACTTTCTATCCATATCTTAAAACTTAACATTACGTTGCACGGATCGGAAAATTTTTCTGTTTCTTCACGAGTTAATCCCGAAACCTTTAAAGCCTCCTCTTTATAATAAGGAGATATAGGTTTTAACTTTCCTTCGAAGGTTCGGCTTAGACCTGGTTCTACTATAACTGCACCGAACCAAACCATTGAATAATCGCCAGGAATTGGACCATCGGCTTCGACGTCTACAACTATATATTTAACTGACATTACCTATCCCTAAACACTGCTACTACAATTTTGTTTTTTGTACATATTCTTACACGATGTGGGAATGGAAATCCAGGTTCTTTATATTCATACCATATATCTCCATCTGGGTAGACCCTATCAATATAAGAAGATACACATAAAGTATCTGGATATACATCGCCAATTTTTAACATATCAAATTGATGATCTCTAAAACTGTTTACTGCCCTATCGGGAATATTAGTAAAGAACAAAATCGACATAAAACATGTTATAATAATTACAACAAAAGTTTCTTTCATTATTTATCTTTTTATGAATGATCTATAAACACGTCTCCACATCTTACACAAGTCCTACCAAAACCAAAAAAATTATATTTATGAGCACCATGCATATCCATACAACCCTTAGAACATTTTGGATTGACACATCTCATAAGTTCAAGTGGTTTGCCAGTTTTCGTATCAAACCCTCCTGTAAAATATTTTTCTTGTTTTTGACCACAAATCCTGCAGTATTTTCCAATCATTGGTTTTGGTGCATCTTTAATTAACATATTGGTTCTCCTTGAAGAACCCACTTATTTAGCGGGTTCAGTATTCCATTTAAGTTGTACTAATTCTTCTTTATATTGCTTTTTGTTGAAATCAATTCTTCGCACACAATTATTACAATATTCACGACATCCGACTTGACCACAACGTTCTTTTGTTATTTGCCAATCGGCGTGAAATTTGTTTGGGCGAAGATCGCCTTTTATATATGAGAATAAGCCAATCTCTTTGGCTTCATCCCATGTTATGTCTTTTCTCATTGACTCAAAATGTGCTTTATTCGTATAATGTAATGGCGTTATCAACATACCAGCAGTACCCATGATTTTATAAACTTTTTTATAAAATTTATTCATAGATCTGGTTATATCCGATACCACTCTTACTTGTACAGGACAGTTATATTTTTTATATTTTATTGCCTGTTTTAGTCGCCATTCATTTGTAGCACCTTGAGCTACAGCGCCAGGTTCATCTTCATCTCGACCTAAACTGATATGGATTATTCCATTTGCAGCTATTACTAAGTCAGCTACTTGCTTATCAAACTCAAGCAATTTAGATGTAATCACTGGACGCATTTTATATTGGACACAGTATCTGAGAGCTTGTACAAGTGCAGCTCTTGATAATTTATGGCCACATTCAAAATTTTTTCCAAATCTAAGAATATGCGCAGGATATTTATCGGCAATTTTCTTAAATTCAGATTCCTTTATCGTTTTAACACGATAAGCTCTTGGATCCTTTTTGTAAAGATAAGAAGCATAACAATATTTGCATGCACGATCTGAATGAGCTTTATTTTTCTTATCTAAAGTAACCGCACATACTCCGCTTTCTATATCCATATTAAAATCTACAACACAAGCAGGGTAATGTTCACCTTTACCATTTACAATTTTTGCTACAGGACCTTTAATCAATTCTCATCATTGATGAGAAAATAAATTCCTTGCATATTCTTTCTTATCAAGTTATCGGGTTAAATGCTTATCGGGTTAATGTAGTATGATTGTCGAAATAATTTCATATACTACAAAAAACGATAATCCAGGCATTTAACTTCCTTTAGGTTTAATTTCGGTACAACAATACATGTACATAAATCTATTTGCCTCTGCTGCTAAATATTCTATTTCTTCGGTAGTAATAATTGACGTAGCTAATTTTCTTATTATATAAGCAGGCCTATCTTTTATTACTAAATAGTCGAACTCGCATAATCTTTTAAAATAGCCTCCTTCGTAAGGAGTTACATTTTGCATCAGTGCTGCTGTTAAACCATTGTCCTTATATGTTACAATAAAATTCATGTGTCTAAATATCGGATACTTTTCAGAATACCCAATAACAGGAAATTGGTTTGGATAATACAATCCAAAAGAAGGGTGAGGTAATTTTAAATAGTTTAAATCAAGTTCTCTGAAACATTCGAAGGCTTTTTTACATTTATCAATCCAAATTTCGTTAGAAATTGGTTCCCTCTTACAGGATTTAAACTCCGCAGCCATTCTATTTTTCCACGAAGCTTTTGGGTATCTTCTTGTGAAATTTCTCCACGGAGCGTTGCTTGATGAATTGCGGCTCGTAAATTTCTCCAGATTTCTTTTGGTGTGTTTAATTTATTATTAACAATTACTCCAGTTACTTTTTGACGTCTTGAATTTATACAAACTCGGCATTTTTTTCTATTTACAATAAATCCATGTCTATATAAAATTTCAGATACTTTAAAAATAATTAAAGAAATGTTAGTCGGATCATTAAGAGAAATTGTTACATCATCGGCATATCGAGTTACAGTACATGCAAAAGCTTTTTGTAATTTATCCAGTTCCAAATCCAATCCATAACAAACTAAATTGGTAAAAGCTGGAGATGTAGGGGCACCTTGTGGTAGAGAACCATTTAAACATAGAATTTGTGCTAATAGTATAATGTCTTCTCTCGAAGGTATATCAAATATTTTTTGTTTATGAGTTAGATAAGTAAGATAATGTTTCACCATAATAATGTTAATAGAAGGGAAAAAATCTTTTATATCTAATTTAATAATATATTTTTTACCTACATGCTTTTCAGCATTAGTTTTGGGACTGCGCCCAGTTACAAACCCATGTGCTATATCATGTGCACGATATCGATATAATAATTTCTTTAAAATTATTTTTTGTATAGCTTTTAAATTAGGAAGAGGTGCATCTATTCTCCTAACTCTTTTTCCATCACTTTTCTTTATAAAGTAAGTTAAATAGCTCCGAGAAATATCTATTTTTTCCAGATCGTTTCTCGATAAGCCAAGATATTCAAATATATCCATGTATTCCTTTAAAATATAAATCCCCACACTAACTAATGCGTGGCACTACCGAACAGCTTCGAGGATCTTTTGAACTAATACCCTTCGAAAGATCGGAGAAGATGTGAGGTGAGGCCTAAGCATTAGATACAGTGTACAACAGGAAGAAATTTTCCCGAAGTGCGATCCGCACTTCTTTAATCGTGAGATTAAAAACTGTGGGGATTTTTCTCAATGTACTAACGTGCTAACTTAGAAGGTTCTAGTTAGTGTTTCTATTAACGCATGTTCAAAGTGCGAAGCGCACTTTGGGATAGTCCTACTACTTGTCTATCTCTTATGCTACATTAGAGTAACGTTTGTATCAACTGAAGTGCTTCTTCTGTATTTCCAGATAACACCAAAGTATAAATATCTTCTAAATTTTTCTTTAACGTTTCATCTAGGGGTGTAACTTCTGTAAGTACAGCTTCATAATATTTGGAAAAATCTTCTGAGGAAACTTCTTCAATGTGCCCAAAAATATCGGTTATTCGAAAACGTCCGTTTGGGAGTTTAAGAACTAATACGGTTAATGCTTTTTTTCTATATACCATCTTGAATTTATCTTTAAATTATTGTATAATTAAAAAGAGGAAAAACACAAATGATTTATGCTTTACTTATAATAATAGTTATTCTTATTGTGTTTCTTTTTTTACGAAAAACTAAACCAACAAGTTCAGTTTCTCCAGCTACTAATCTAACACTTAAATATATTCGAAGGAAAAATAATATGGAAATTTATACTGCGACATGGGTACCCTCAACAAGTACATTTGTAGAGAAACAACAAGTCTTTGTAGGACTTAATGGAGCTACTCCGACACAAGTTCTAACAGATCTTCCATCAAGTACTGAAACTATAGATTTATCACTTGAAACTGGGGCAGTTGTAGAAGTATTTATACGAACAATTGGCGATAATGAAACACAAGCCGATACTCCTATAGTAAGTTTTACTGCTACAAACGAAGAAAAAGTTGTTGCTGCAACAAATCTTTCTGTTGCTTGGAAATCACATTCTGCTTAAAAAATAATCGCGGCACTTTACGGAGTGTCGCGATTTAAATTCTCATAGCTATACAATTTTTTAAAAATTATTTGATACATATATAACTTATTGATTAGGCGCCAAAGCTAACGTTTATCGATGCTACACAGTCTTGTGACCAGCCAGGAAAGAGTCAACATATTTTATTGCTGCTGTTCTCTGCAGGCGTCTCGACGTGTCAGGTCTCATGGCCGGCTTAAGCGGCCAGGGATCCAGCTGACATGCGGGCCCGGGTGAATAACTGACGCCCGGCGTACGGAGCGACCGAAGTTTGAGCGAGCTGGCGAGCGAAAACTGAGGAAAGCCGAAGGCTTCAGCGAAGTACGCGAATCTCAGTTATTCACCAACCTTTTCCTTATTGCGGTTCGCAATAAAGTTGTCTTTGTTGTAGACAAACCACACTATAGCTATGTGTTCTCGTGTCTTTCTATATTAAATGGCACACGAAGTATTCCATTTTTAACTTTCTCAGTATACAAATAAAAACAAAATTCATCATAATGCAACTGAAAATCATTAATAAGACGCATGCGTTCTCCATCTCTGATGAGCTTATGGCATGCATCACATACTCTTTTTCTTCCTAACATTAAATCTCTCCAAAAATTGAAACTGCCAAATCATCTGCATCTTGTTTCATGTTACTGAGTTTTTCTACTTTATCGGAAAACAATTTTAACACAACTGGCGAACTTGGACCTGAATCAATTAGTACACTATATATAGCGACCTTATTTTCTTTTTTCCAAGTATTAAAATTTTCTAACCATTGACGTGTTACAGCAGATTCACCGTCGGTGACAAAAATAATATCTGCTTTTTTCCATTGTTTTCCTTCACCTATTTTTGTCCTAGCCCAATCGAGCGGAGGTTCAAATTCTGTTCCCCCACATTCGAAATATTCGGCCATATCTATCATTTGTTCAATATCAAATAGGTTTTCTTTTAAAAACTCATTAGTATGCAGTTGTTCCATTCGAGCACCAGAAGAAAAATGTATCACATAAAAATCTCTTTTCTGTTCTCTCGCAATTTCAAGTAAAGCTAATGCTACAGATTTTGCCCAAACCTCGGGTAATCCTGACATTGATCCTGATTCATCTATACAAGTGATAATTGGTCCTTTAGCTTTTTTTTCTTTGCCACGTATCTCATATACCAATGTCTTACCTTCAATGAAATCAGATTTAAACATTTTTTTAGTTAATGGATGTTTTAATCGCATCCATTCGGTTGGAATTAATCGACCAAGATCTTTGCCTTGAGTAATAGAATGTTGTTCATCCATTCCTCGTTTAACTTGTTCTCTTTTAGTTTGCAAAGCCAGTCTTCTATATCGCCCGGCTAATCTGGCAATTTGCTGTAGTTTTGCACTTGATCTTAGTTTATTTAATAATTCCATCTTTTGATTTACAGGTCGTTTTGAATAGGAACCAGATCGCTCTAAACCCCAGTTACTAATCATTTCAGAGGTTTCTCGAACAGAATCTTTTACTTTAGAAGCAATTCTTTCAATGCCTTGTACAAACTTTCGTTCCTCTGTACTAACTTGAAAAGTTTTCATGGCTTCTTCATAATGCTTCATTGCTTCTTCGAGAGTCATTTTTTTAGAGCTATTAGCTTTTCCTTCTTGATCGGATTCTTCTCCTTCTTCACCACTTTCACCTTTTTGAGCAGAATCTAAATCACCGGCGGCTTGAATTAATGCATCCAAAGCTGCCCGTTGTTCTTTTGCTTCTTTTAGCCATTCAAGTAATTGTTGAGACATTAGTTCAGTGCCTAATGCACTTGATAGTTCATCTAACTGAGTTATTACCCGCAATTCATTATATCTTGCACTTTCAATTAGTTTTTTTACTATTTCAGAATTTAGTAAATAATCAGGTTTCATTTTCCATTCTTCGGTCATAACTGGATCATTCTTATACAAAGCATCAAAAGTATCTTGCATAAGTTCTGGAAATTGAGGATATTCTTTTTCTCCTGATTCTGAAGTCTCTAACAATTCTTTACTGCGCTCTTTGATAAAATTAAATTTCTCTAAATCGAACATATCATGCCCGATAGCATACTTTTCACCTTTACGAATTTTATCGATAAAGTTGCGTTGCTTTTTTGTTAAAGAAATCATTTTATCAATCCAAGATCTTTACCCATTAACTTACCAACCCCAATTTCTTCAATTAAGAGTTGCTTTTTATGTGCTTCAATTTCTTTTTCTGCGCTTTCAACATCTTCTAAAGATGCTTTGCGTTGCACCATGATGTTTTTCAAAGTCTCGATTTCCTTCATAGCATCTTTCATTTTATGAAGTGCTTCTACAGCCTCATCATGTCTTTGTTTACTTTGTTTCTTACTAAATACATTAGTATATACTTCCCTACACATCTCTAAAAGCTCCAATACTCGTTTCTTTTCAGGTGCTATTATATCTAATATTAGAGACTGTGCTTTCTTCTTTTGATCTGGAAGAGTCCATACAACATGTTTTAATACTTCAAAATCGGGAGTATCAATTGTATCTCTACCACTTAACCAGGCCTGCGCTTTTAATAAATCAATAACCATTTTGTAAGTTCTATCGCTTACATGAAATGATTCTATAGTAAGAGTTTTTCGCATCTTAACGTAGATTTGTTGCATCTCTATAGGAAATGTTACTTGTTTTACTTCTTCCTGTGCATCCAAAATATCTTGCTTTGTTATATAAGCAGCAGGTTCAGCATCTAAATCACTTTCTAACATTTTCAGAAAGTTTCCATCTTCTTTAACATATTCGACATGATATTTTAATAAGAATCTATCAAAAAATGCATCCAAGTTATCATCAGCATCTGGTACTTCATTTGAGGCGCCAGCAATAGTAAATAAATTTAATTTTGTGGGAGCGCCGTCGTTATAAAATATACGCTCGTTTAGTATTGTCAACATTGAATTTAAAATACTACTATTTGCTTTAAAAATTTCATCGATAAAAGCTGTAGTCGTTTTTTCGTCAGATAATTTTCCAGTTGTTACACGACGATATTGATCGTCTTCAATAGCTTTAAATGACGGAGGTCCAAATAATTCTTCTGGAGTAGAAAATTTTGTTAATAACCATTCAAAGTACTGTGCATCTTTTATTCGTCGGTTCCATTGTTTTATAAGTGCAGATTTTGCAACACCAGCAGGACCTAACAATAAAACATTTGTTTTGGCTAAAGATGCCAATATAATACCACGAATAGGTTCATTTCGTTCAACGAAGACCGTATTCAATTCTTGTTCCACCTCGTGGAACTTTTCACTTAATTTTTTCATTGATCTTTCAAAAATTCCATTCCGGTCAACATCTTCATTTGTAAAAGAGTTGCTCCATAATTTGGCCCAAAGGATATAACTGTACCTATAACATCAAACTGGGTTTTTAACCATCTTTCTATTTGCTTTTTCATATCGGCAGAAATAGTGCCTCGAGTTGAAAATTGCAAATAAGTATCATCATTTTTACCTTTAACTGTTATAATAGTCACAGGCTGTGGTGCTAAAGGATCAATGCCAAATTGTGTCATCATGTGTTTCCTGTCTTCTTCAGAGATGACCACAGATTCTTTTTCAGGTTGTTCTGGTGATGTCATTGACAACTTTTTTAATTGTTCAGTTTTCTCTATAGTTTCTAACTCAATCTTCCCGTTGGGATGACCAAAAGAAGCAGGATCAGGTATTTTATCTGATTCTCCCACCTGCTTTAAAAATGCTGCTAAACAAAACCAACATACTTGTTGGTTTGAAGCCATTTCTTCATCTGTTAATTCTCGATGACAACGAGAACACAAACGATTTTTACTTTGAACTGCCATTGTAAATACTCCAAACTATAAAAATCTTATACCATAAAAAAGATAGCAGGATATATTCTGCTACCTAAAGATGACCTACTTACGCCATCCACCGCTTAGAATAATGAAGCTATTCATTGCGTGCCTCCTTCGGTACAGCTCGAAAAAGGTTGTGGAGTCGGCGAGTTAGCCGCTACATCGCTGCTGATAATCTCTTGAGATATTCAGTCAGCTGAACATTAACTTCCCCGTAGGGAAGCGAAATCATTTTGAGGTTGATTTCGAAGTACCTTTTACTTTTTTTGTTTTAGATCTATAAGGTCCTGATAATGGTCGCTTTATATTAACAACGTGAGTTGGTTTAGAAGCATCTAAACTAATGTACCACGCACTGTCAAGTATAATACGTATAATCTTTTCTTTGGTAATAGGTTCTTTTAGTTCCATAAACTTTTTTACATAATGATTAAGTTCTACCAAAGCCTTATTACGATCTTGATTTTCAACAGCCCCTTTAAACTCAGAAATACACTCACTTCGTTTTTCCAAAAGATATAATATAAGATCCTCGCGTGTGATTTCTTTATAATTTTCAGGAAGATTTATACTCGCAAGAAGCCTAATTGCTAATTGCACCTCCCGTGTGTCCGTGCTCTTAATTAATGGGTTAAGAATACGAAACACTTTTGAATCGTAGGCTCTTTTCATGTTGTATTGTTTCCTTCCTGTATCGAGTTATAAGATTAGTTAGATTACCTACTTATTCTTATACCAAAACTATTGATTTTAATCTTTTATTATAGTATAATAACATATTCTTAGGAGAACCACCATGCCTTCAATTTCATTGCATGCGGAACAAAAGGCTTTATTAGAAGATAAATTAAATCCAAACGAACAAAACAAATTTATTCAAGAAGCCTTAAAAAATTCCATAAAACAACAATTTCCTGTAATTGGTAATAATCACACATTAGAATTAATAGGTAGCCCAAAAATTGATGATAATTTAGATGACTGGGATATGCCTGCACAAAAAGAAATAAAGTTATTAGGCAAGACTTGGCAAATACCAGTTTATGCTTCATTTCGATTACGAGATAATAAAACAAATATGATCGTAGATGAAGTGAAAGACATGAAAATTGCAAATATACCAAAACTTACAGATCGATTCTCCATGATTATAGGTGGCAATGAGTATACAACTATTAATCAATTTAGATTAAAATCAGGTGTATATGCTCGACAAAAAGAAAATGGTGAAATGGAATCCTTTTTCAACCTTGCTGTTGGATATAATTTTAAGATGGAATTGGATCCAGCTGAAAGCGTATTTTATATTTATGTAGCAAAACAAAGATTTCACTTATATACACTTCTACATGCTTTAGGAATAACAGATACAGAAATGGCAAAATATTGGGGACAAGAAATTGCCGATAAAAATAAAACTGCTGGACTTAACGAAGAAGGCAAAGAAATCCCATTGTTGTGGGAAAAATTACGACGACAAAAGGTTGGATATGAAGAAGCTCTAACAAATGTTCGTCAGTACTTAGATAGCACCCGCATGGACCCATCTGTAAATAAGATTACATTGGGAAATGAATATGATCGAGTATCACCTGAAGCTCTTTTATCCAGTTCAAGTAAGTTGTTAAAGGTTATGAGAGGAGAAGAGGCAGAAGATGAACGTGATTCCTTATTATTTAAACAGCTATATACAGTAGATGAGCAATTACAACAATTTTTTGCGAAGAATACTCAAAATGCTTTAAGGAATTTAAAATATCGTACAGATAATAAAGAAAGCGTTCGAGAAATTATATCTCCGGATACTTATACAGAACCTATTCGTAAATTTTTTACAACTGGTGATTTAAGTAATCCTTCTCCTCAAACTAATCCGGTTGAGATGGTTTCCGAATGGAAAAAGACAACTGTAACAGGTACAGGTGGTATACAAAGTGAACATGCGGTTACCTTTAAAACTCGCGATGTGCACCCGTCGCATTTTGGATTTTTAGATCCTTTACACACTCCTGAAGGTCATAAAGTTGGGGTGACTTTAAGTTTAGGATTAGGTGTAAGTAAAATAGGAAAAGATATAAAAACTACTATAATCTATCCTAATGGCAAGGAAGAAAACGTTACTCCTATAGAATTCTATAATATGAAAATTGGTTTTCCAGATCAGCATGAAAATGGAAAAGCAAAATATTCTAAAATACGTGTTATGTATAAAGGACAAGTAGATGAAATAAATAAAACTGAAGTAGATGCATATCTACTTGATCCTACAACTATGTTCGGTTGGACTACCAACTTAATTCCATTTTTAAACACTAATTCTGGTAACCGCGCTGCTGTAGCAGCTAAAATGGCAAGTCAAGCTGTACCGTTAAAATATGCTGAAAGTCCACTTGTAAAAGTACAAACACCAAGTGGGAATACTTTGGATCAACTGCTCGGAGTTATAGCGACAACTCGTGTACGAAATGAAATAGGCAATGGAACAGTAACAGATATAACAGATGATTATGTAGCTATAAAAGGCGATGATGGTAAAAAACATAAAGTAGGATTGTATAATAATTTTCCATTAAATCAAGAAAGTTTTTTACATTCTACCCCTATTGTAAAAGTTGGTGATCGTATTAAACCATATGAAGTTTTGGCACGAAATAATTTTTCAGATAAAAAAGGTAATTATGCTTATGGAATTAATGCTACAGTCGCATACATGCCTTGGTATGGCTATAACTTTGAAGACGGTGTTGTAGTTACCGAATCTTTAGCTAAAAATTTAACGTCCACTGTAATATTAAAGAAAAGTATACAAATAGCTGCAGATGGTTTATTAGAAAAACAAAAATTTACTTCATATTATCCGGAGAAGTTGTCTGTATCAAATCTAACCAAATTAGACGATTCAGGTGTAATTAAAGAAGGCGAAAAAGTATTACCTGGAGAAACACTTGTTGCTTATTTATCTAAAGTCGAACTCACAGATACCGAAAAGATATTGAAGCAAATGAATAAAGTTATTTCACATCCTTATCGTGATAGATCTATGGTATGGGACGGAGAACATGAGGGTACTGTAAAATACGTCAAGAAAATTGGAAATACAATTAGTGTTTGGGTTTATGAAGAAAGACCGTTGGTAGTCGGTGATAAACTTGCTGCACGTTATGGAGACAAAGGAATAGTTACAAAAATAATTCCAGATGCCGAAGCACCCTATACTAAAGATGGAACTCGAATTGATATTATCTTCAACCCACACGGTGTTGTGGGTCGTATGAACTTAGGTCAAATGTTGGAAACAGCTGCTGGCAAATTAGCTATGAAAACCGGTACTCCATATATTGTAAAGAATTTCGCGGATAAAGATTATTTGTCTGATATAACAGCGCAATTAAAGAAAAATAAAATTCCAGCCGATGAGATATTATACAATAAGGATGGTAAACCAATAACCAAGGCACCAGTATTTTGGGGTGTTAAATACTATTTAAAACTTATGCATGTTGTAGAGCATAAATTTAAGAGCCGTGATATACCAGGAACTTATGATGCCAACGAACAACCAGCAAAGGGAGAAGAAGGTGGGCAATCAATAGATCCGTTACAGTCTTATGCATTATTAGCGCATGGTGCCCGACAAAATTTATATGAATTTGCTGCAATTAAATCACAGAAAAATGATGAATATTGGCGTAATCTACAGCTTGGATTTCCACCCCCGAAACCACAAAAAAACTTTGTGTTTGATAAAATGTTGGCTTACTTAAAGGGCGCAGGAATAAATGTTGGTAAAGATGGTTATAAAATGAAATTATTCCCCGCTACAACTAAAGACGTTATGTCTTGGAGTGCCGGCGAAATAAAAGACGGCGGACATTTATTAAGAGGAAAAGATTTATCAGAAATAGAAGGCGGTTTGTTTGATCCTAAATTAACAGGTGGTGGGCTTAAAGGAACTAATTGGAATCATATCCTATTACAAGAACCTATGCCCAATCCAATTTTTGAGCCTGCAATACAATCCTTAACTGGACTTAATGGCAGACAATACGATCAAGTAATGAACGAGGAACTTGTAATTGACGGTTTAACTGGTGCGAAATTAATAAAAAAATTACTGCATAATATTGATGTTGGCAGAGAATTAACTAAGACTAAAAAGGCTTTAATTACAACTGGACCTACACAGGTCAACATGTTAAATAAACGTGTAAGATATTTACAAGTTTTAAAAGACTTTAAATTAGCCCCAGAAGATGCTTATATGATGAAAGCGGTACCTATCTTGCCGCCGATTTTTAGACCTATATACCCATTACCATCAGGAGATTTGCAAGAATCGCCTATAAACAAACATTATCGTAATGTATCTTTGATAAATAATCAAATTAAAGAAATTAAAAAATCCGGAGTAAGCGACCAAGAGTTTAATAAAACTAATCGGGTTTCATTATATAATTCGTTAAAAGCGTTAGAAGGTTTAGCCGATCCTATGACATATACCCGAGAAAAATATGAAGGCTTAATAAAAACCTTAGCAGGAGATTCTCCTAAGGAAGGATTCATACAAAACAAAGTATGGGGTAAACGACAGGACTTATCTGCAAGATCAACAGTAACAGTGGAACCTTCTATAGGAATGGATCAAATAGGATTGCCTGAACCTATGCTTCGTAGTATTATGAAGCCATTTATTATTCGTGAATTAGTGCGGCAAGGTTATAAACCTATAAATGCTGTAAAAGAATATCAAGACTGGACACCTATTGCTGATCAAGCCCTTAATGTGGTTATAAAAGAACGCCCGGTTTTAATGAATAGGGCACCATCATTACATAAACATAATGTACAAGCATTTTATCCAAGGCGTTTTGACGGTATGAGTATTCGGGTTAATCCTTTAATTGTAAAAGGATTAAACATGGATTTTGATGGAGACACAGCAAGTATACACGTACCTGTGAGTGAAGCAGCAGTTGAAGAAGCAAAAGGAATGTTACCAAGCAAAAATCTACACAAAGCGGGGGATAGCGAGCAAATGCATCAGCTTAGTCAAGATTATCAACTTGGAGTTTATTTCTTAACTGTTCCAGGTAAAAATACCGGAAAGAAGTTTTCTACTCCTCAAGCCGCAATGAAGGCGGGTCTTGGTATGCAGGATCAGTTTACAATGGGCGGTAAAAAAGTCACGCTCGGTAAAATTCTCATAAATAGTGTATTACCTAAAGGTCTTCAAGATTATAGTCAAGAATATAATTCTAAATATGTAAAAAAATTAGCTGAAACTTTATATAGAAATTATCCAAATGACTTTGCTAAAATTATGGATCATTTTAAAAACGTTGGCAGACAGTATGCAGTAGAACGTGGTTCAACACTTTCTATTACAGATATTAACGTGGATCGTTCTTATCGAAATAAAATATTAGATAAGTATGAAAAACAAATGACCTCCAAAATGAAACCAGAAGAACGTCTTGAATTGTATATGCAAGCAAAAAATGATATACAGAAAAAACAAGATGAGCTGTTTGGTAATAACAACAGATTTTATGACATGTTACGAAGTGGTAGTACAAGTAAAGGTGGCCAGATAGCACAAATTTTATCTATGCCTGGAGTTGTTGAAGATGTGCATGGCAACCCCATTCCCTTTCCTATTAAAAAATCTTGGGCTGAAGGTGTTGATACTTTTGATTATTGGAATCAATCTTATGGTGCACGTAAAGGTGTTGTAGATAAATCTATAAATACCCAAGAAAGTGGTGGAGTTAATAAAGAATTATTATTCAATACAAAAAATCTTATAATAGTAGAAGAAGATTGTGGAACTCCTGATTTTATAGAAATTCCAATTGATAGTAAAGAAGTAAGAGATCGTTATCTTGCTAAAAGCATTAGCGGTGTAGGCTCTCGTAATGAACTTATAGATTCAGATTTGCTTACAAAAGCAAGGAAAAAACATTTAGAAGTATTGCCAGTGCGTTCCCCTCTGCAATGTGAATCAGATGGAGGTGTTTGTGTAAAATGTTATGGCTTACTTGCCAATGGACAACCCCCTCGTATAGGAGAGAATGTTGGTGTATTAGACGCTGAAGCCATCACTGAAAGATCAACGCAGTTAACTTTACAAACCTTCCATACTGGAGGCGTGGCCGGCGCAAAAACAGGAATCTTGGCTGGATTCCCAAGATTAAAAGAATTATTATATGTTCCTAAAACTGTGATTGACAAAGCTATATTAGCAGAGGAATCTGGAATTGTTCGTTCAATATTACCTAATCCAGTTGGAGGTTTTGACCTTTATATAGGAGAAAAACGTTATTATATTCCTATTGGATTAACAATTAAAGTTGATGTGGGACAAACTGTAAAAAGAGGTGACTCATTAACTACTGGAAGTATTAAGCCACAAGAATTGTCGGCATTAAAAGATCATTTGACAGCACAATTATATACTGCCGATGAAATAAATAAAATATATGATAAGAAGTTCGCTCGTAAATCTATTGAAACAGTGTTAAGAGGTACAAGTAACTTTGCTGAAGTTACTGAAATACCTGAAGGTACCGAAGTAACTTGGTTACGTGGAGATACTGTGCCTATTACAACGATAAAAAAAATAAATAGGGAACTTGAATCTGAAGGAAAACCTACAGTAAAGTATAGTCCCTTCTTTAAGAGTATTGATGTATTACCATTAGAAGGAGAAGACTGGTTAAGCAGATTAACAACAAATAGACTCAAGCAAACAATACAAGACGCTGCAGCGATGGGTTATGAATCAAATATAAAAGGTACCGATCCGATGCCTGCATATCTACATGCAACGGATTTTGGTCAGGATTTAGATCCTGATAAGAAAAAATTCTTCTAAAAAGTAGGCGCCTGATTAAGGCGCCTTTTTATTAATAATCATCAGTTGGGGATCCCAATCTGAATGTTTTAGTTAAAATAGATTCAACTCCCATAATATTAGCTATCTTAAAATATTTATCTGCTTTTACTAACTTTCCAACTATTTCATATTTTTCAGCCAGTAAGAAAAAATGTCTTATATTCTTTATAGAATCTATAGATATCTTTCCAGCATTTACATCTTCTATGTTAAATTCGGTTGGAAATAAACTTAGCTCATCATCTTCATAAACCGTCCTTGCAAGATAACCAAGATCTGGCTCGGTAGTTAATATTTGTGCCCTTGTTAATTCGGTTGCAAAGGATTCTGGCATGTCTGCTTTCACTATATCAAACATGCCAGGGCTTCCCCATGGTAAATTTAAGAGGTAATACATGTGTGCTTCCACACAATTTCAAGTGCTAAGGAGGTTCCTTTTCGAGGGCCTAATGCAGTGACTTTAAGATTTTTCCATTCAGGATCACCGCCAGCTTTTTTCTCTTCTATATTAAGCTCTTTGGTATTTGCGTAATTAAATACAGATAAGTCCGGAGTGTATATTCTCGAATTGTAAATTGTAATGTGATGCTTCGTAGTGCCTTTAACTTTGCGCGCCGCGATAACTCGTACGACCCCAGGGCGGTATTCGAATAAGTTTTGAGCAATGAGCTCGTCCGCCCCGTAACGCTCCGACTTAATTTTGACGAGTAGAGATTTTTCATTTTCATGCAGTATATCAAATTTAAGATCTTCTGGATATTCACGAATTACTGGTTCTATATTATCAAAATCTTTCATAATAGCTTCTGTAAGATCCAATAACGACATCTCACATAATTCTATACGAGATTTTCCCGGATAATCATAAAAAGGATATTGTTGAATTTTTAGTAAATAATTAAGTAATCGAGGAATAGGTATTTTTACAAAATTATATTTATTTGCAACCCATTCATTTAATTCAGACAGTAGCGCCATTAACTTGGTGCCGGATAATAATAACTTTTGTCGATGTTGTTTGTTCATCAGTGCAAGTGCTATAGCATCATCTATACTAACATCAAATACAGGACGATACACATAATTTGGATACCAATCTGGATTTTGTACGATAAAATTATATACTTGAGATGCAACAGACATCATTGAATTTCGTTGGTCTTGCTTCAAAAGTCTTGGAATACCAAAGGTCACTATATTTTTAGAAGAAATAATATGGTGTTCTGGAATTCCTGGTTCTGTGGATATGGTCTGATTGTCTTCTTTTAGATGAATACCAATTCCGGCATCACCTGGTTGTAATATATATTGCGAACCAGACATAAGTTCGCGTACATCGAATAAAAACAGTTTCATTTATTCTCCTGCTCTTTTACTACCACTTGTGGCGCTACTATAATTTTGTCCTCTGCCGTTATTACATCAAACGCTTCTATAGCGGGATCTTCTATCAAGAAGTCAGCTATGGCAGATTCAATCTTATCTTGCACGAGACGTCTTAAAGGACGTGCACCAAATTCCTTTGAATATCCGTTCTTTATAAAATATTCTTCAGCTTCTGGGCTTAGTATTACTCGTACGCTCATTTGTTTTAAATATATCTTTAAAATACCTCGAACAGCTTCTGTTGTTAAATCATTATAATGAACAGTTTCATCTATTCGATTTAGAAATTCAGGACGAAACTGTGCTTTTAATGCAGCACTTCGTTTTAGATCTTTCGTTGCTTTCTCATTTATATCGGAAAACCCTAATGTGCCTTTGGAAGCTTCTATCGTTCCAATATTAGAAGTCATTAATATAATAGTATTTTTAAAATCAACTGTTTTTCCTCGCCCATCAGTTAAAACACCATCATCAAATACTTGAAGAAATACATTAAATATAGCTGGATGTGCTTTTTCAATCTCGTCAAGTAATATAATTGAATATGGTTTCTGACGTACTCGTTCTGTTAATTGACCACCTTCGTCATAACCAATGTAACCAGGAGGAGCTCCAATAATCTTTGCAATAGAGTGTTGCTCAGAAAGCTCACTCATATCCACTCGTATTAAAGCATCCTCTGTATCAAATAAACATTTAGCCAGCTGTTTTGCAGTTTCTGTTTTACCGACGCCTGTGGGCCCAAGCAATAGAGCTGTAAATGGTTTTCTAATATTTTTCACACCTGTACGTGCTCTCTTGACAGCTTTTACCAATGTAGTTAATGCTTCTTCCTGCCCAATAACAACTTTATTAAGATCGGCTTCTAATAATTTTAAACGATCACGTTCAGACTGACCAATAGACGTCATCGGTATACCAGTCATAGTAGATACAACTTTACGTACGGTTTCTTCAGTAACTTTATCAGAAGATGCTAAATGTGCAACACTTCCGGCCTCATCAAAAATATCAATTGCTTTATCCGGCAAATATCTATCAGTTATGAAGCGATCACTTAAATCCGCAATCATTTTAGTTAGACCTGTATCATACTTAACTTTATGATAATCTTCATATAAACCTGAAATTTTATCCAGGATATCAATCGTCTCTTTTATTGTTGGAGGTTCTACATGTATACGCTGAAAACGTCTTTCCAGTGCAGGATCCCTTTCAATGTGTTTACGATAGTCATCAAATGTTGTTGCACCAATGCATTGAATATCACCGCGAGCTAATGCTGGTTTTAAAATATTAGCGGCATCTCCTGTACCCTCAGGACCACCAGATCCAACTAATGTATGAACTTCATCAATAAATACGATTACGTCATGATTTTTTACAAGTTCATCGATAATAGCCTTTAAACGTTCTTCGAACTGGCCTCGCAATTTTGTACCTGCTACAACCGAAGCCATGTTCAAGGATACTATTCTTTTGCCCATTAATGACTCTACAACCTCGCCCTTAGCGATTTTAATCGCTAACCCCTCTACTATAGCGCTTTTACCAACTCCAGGCTCTCCGACGAGTATAGGGTTGTTTTTCTTACGTCGACCTAAAATCTCGGTTATACGATTAATTTCTTTTAACCTGTTAACTACAGGATCAAGTTTTCCTTCTGACGCTAGTTTTGTTAAATCTATGGAAAACGCATCCAATGCCGGTGTTCCACCTTCTGTTTCAGCGTGTTTTGGGGTTTGTACTTCTGGTGCTGTTGCAGTACCAAGAGGATTAAATCCAAATCGTTCTAATAAAATACTTGCAGTACTTTCACGTTGGGCTGCTAATGCCAGTAATAAATCCTTACTATCTGCCTGATCTATTTGCCGTATTTGTAAAAGAGCTTGAGCCACCGGTTTTGATAACGGTATACTTCCTTCTACAGCTACTGATGCGGAATTATGTGTAATTACTTTTCTTAAAGCTATTGATAATGAAGCTATAGACAAATGCTTTGTTAATAAATTATAGCCAGCTGTCTTTAACTGAATAATTGCAATCAGTATATGCTCACTTTCAATAGAAGGATTTCCGGCATCTATGGCAACCCGACGTGCAAGATGTAAAACATTGGTTATATCTTCTGAATATGGATTCGATTGATCCATCTTTTATTTGGTTCCTTTTATAGTTCTTAGTCTACTCATGCCTAAAGGATCTACTTCCCATGCGTCTAAACCATTCTTATTTAATAATGCTGTTTTTAGAAAACCATGGGTTTGCATTTTTTCTTTAAAACTTTTTACATTTGAATTTCTTACTTTACAAGCATCTATCAATTCTTGTAGATCTCTAGTATTAACTATATCGAATGGTCCTATTGTTTCCATAAGCATACCATTTCGATCTTTCTTCTGAACTCCATTTATACAAGCTAAAAATACTTGATCACATTCGTAATCTAAGGATGTTTTAGCGTTTTCAAATTGTTCTTTTAATAATGAAGTTATAGGAACTGGTATTCCATAACGACAATCTTTGCTAATATCGGTAGCAACTAAATTTTCAAATCTTGTTCGTAACTCTGTTCGTATATAATGACCTGCTCGAGCACTTAACTCTTGTCCGATTCGTGAATTCAAAGGCTTACCATTACGATCTAAGTGATACATAAACCATTGGTTATCTTTTGGATCAGTTGGACATTCTGTATTTACTAAATACATAGGAGTAAGTTCGTTGGTAAGTAATATAACACAAACATTATTTGCTACTTGATATTCAGCTTTATGTTTCTTATTAACTTTTAAATCTTTCCTACCTGTTATTGCCTTGAATCTGGTATATTGTTCCTTTTTATTAATAATAGCTTCATCTACGATTAATAATCGTTTTTCAAAATAACTGTTAAATTGATCATCTGCTCCGTCCCAATCTGAGTGACAGTCATAAAAGAAAGAAGACATAAATTCTGCTATTGTTGTTTTTCCAGACTTTCGAGGCCCAGTAAAAATTAAAATTGGCATTTTTTCATGGTTATAATAACAAAATAATGCTAAATAATTTTTAAAAAATTCAGCATGATCAGGAAGCATTTCCTCGATCCATCGATTTATGTAATCATTGTCTTTTATATCAACCGGTATTGGGGGTATTCGAATTTCTAATGTAGTTTTGTCGTCTAAAAATTTCCAAGACAACTCTTCTGCATAGCCATCTACAATTTTCTGTAATTTAAAATCTTCTGACGTAAGCCATCTATGTCTTGCTACCCAATTTAATAATCGTTTTTGTTCATCTTGCGGCAATGTGTTTAAATAAGCCATTGGAACTTTTCCAATACTTATAGTTTTAGGGTTTACCCTAACACAATAGAGTTTATCATCTATATAAAAAAGATTATTATGTTTTTCATTTAATGGTAGGTAATATTTACCTTCATTACCTTCACCAACACTTTTACAATGATCGCATACTAATATTGGGTAACCATCGCTGTTAAAAGTTATCCAAGCAGATGTACCATCAGAATTTATATCATCACAAAATGGACAAAATACACTTTGAGTTACTTCTTTAAAATCTTTAATTTTAACTTTAGTCACTTTATCTTTTAACACAACTTCCGTATCCCAATAGATATGTTTTTTATTGCCATCAGCAATATCATCGGGAGAACCTACAAATTTTCTTGTTTTCTTAGCAGACGTTAATGCTAATACCATATCTGCAAATTCACCGCTATCTACTTTATAATAAACTCCTGTATCGTTAATATATAGTTCAAATAATTGTGGATAGGATGAATTTAAAAAAGGAAAGTACTTTCTTGCTGGTTCTGCACAAGATGGATCTACAAATGGGAACTTCTTGATAATAATTGCATATATCGCTTGTGCCGCTTCAGTAGTAGGGTATTTGTTATATAAAGAGGGGTCAAAAGGTAGTATAATTCGAAATCTATCTTTAATCCCGCCTTTAGTAGGTAAGTCAGCTTTATGGCTGGTACTGGTATGAATTATATAGTTATACTCTTTAAAAAGTTCTTTTGCTTCATCAACGGTAATTCCATTATCTACATCAACGGTCATTCCGTACATGCCTATATAATTCTTCTTACTACATTTGCCTTTATTCCAATAATTGGTGCTGTATAAAAATGAAGTGAATAAATCTTTTAAATCAAAACTGGGGGTAACATCGAATTCTTTAGTAACAAAATCAGTAATTAATTTGCCTTCAGATTTTGTTTTAATTTGGATCCGTGAAACTGATAAGGTAAGTTTAAACATTTTTTCGTGTCCTTTAAAATTAGGTTTGAGGACATAATATACAAAATTTTAAAGTTAGAGTCAACAAGTTTTTAATTGTACAGTTTGATATGTACTTGAACTTGAGTTATAATCTTCAATATATTGAGTAAAAATAGTGTTTTCGAGTAAATTAATAATTTCATTTTCTGGTAAAGATTTTATTAAAAAACACTCATGTGTGTCCCATTCGCTATTAGGGTCCAATAAATTTATTACTTCTGAATAATCTTTCCATACTTGTTTAACTGTAAATTCAAATGATTTCGACGGTATCGGCTTAATGATTTTAATCTCTCTAATAATATCATCATCATTACGAAATGCATTGTCATCTGAAATACACTTAACTATAAACCGATCACTTCGGGTTTTAATTCTTTTGTATGTTAATTGAGGCCCACTAAAAATTGACCAATAATCGCTGTTTAATATTATATTTTTGTGGCCTGTCATCTTTAAACTTTGTTGTTTAAAGCTTTGTTGAGCTTCTTCTATTGTCATAAAGTATCTGTGTGTTCTTATACCAAATTTGATTTTGGCTGAAATTTTTCGTATATTATACCATGGACGTAAATATAATCATAACATGTTATAATACAGAAGAACATTTGTCTTATTTAATGAAAATAATAAGCGAATTTAAATCAATTAAACCTACAGTCTGTATTGTATATTCTGGAGAGCATAAAGGTGAAGTGCCTTGTAATGTTTATATAGAAAAAACTGAAAATACCTCGAGAGAGTTAGCAATGATTTTGCAGGGCATAGAATGGTTTAGGAAAAAACAAACGGGTTGTACTCGATATTTAAAATTAACAGCAAATGTATGGCCTGCAGATGAAAATAAAATTATAAAAATATTTGAGGAAATGGATAAAATCCGAAGACCTTATGCCGGCAATATTTGGCATCACAACCTTGAAGGAAGTTTATCAGCTGATTTCTTTTTGCTTAATACAGAATATGGAGAAATATTCAAAAATATTAATAGAATGATAAACGATACCGAAGTAACAATTTATCATTTATTAAAAGAAAAACGTAAAAATCCTTATATTATACCAGAAAGGGAACCTGTATTTTGGAATAATTTTTTTGAATGTAAAAAATTAGGGCTGGCAATGCAGAAAAAAGTTGTTGACAATATACCGCTATTTGAGGAGCTAAAAAAAGCGGTCATGAATTAATGGCCGCTTTCTACTACTGCAATAATCTTAAAAGATAAAATAGCAGCCGTCGCTCCTAAAGAATTTACTAACACTACTTCATCTTTAGAATGTATTTCCTTCAAAATTTCGTCTGCTTTTATATTATCATCATTATGCTGCATTGGGATAATATGACCACCTTCTAAATATACATCAAAATACTTCATATCAATTCTTCTATTTCTTTATTTGAAAACCAAATAATTCCTGTTCCTGCTTTAGGAGATTTAACACCCCACATTTGCTTATCCCCTATGTACTTAACTTTACTGACGAAAACAATATCGCCTTTTATAAAACCGTTTTTTATATCATTTATTAGTATTTTTATCTTCATAGATTAAAAAATAAAAAGGCGGTTTTTAAGCCGCCTTAAAAATTAACCTCTTATGAAATCACTTATAATCTTTGGTGCAGAGGCATCAAAACCTGCAACATTCATCGTATATGGACTTTCTCCGGCAATAGATCCTTCAGTAGCAGATGTAGCTATGCTAATAAGTTTTGCTGGTATACCCATGCTACGCTGATAAGATTGTAATGCCTGTATAGGATGTGTTCTACCGGCCCATGTTTCATTATCAGTATAAACAAGAAATGCATCAACTGGTAATCTGTGCTGTTCTGCATAGATCATTGGAAGAGAACAATCGGTGCCACCATAATTCTGATTAGCAACACGTCGCATAACCTCACTAAGGCTTTGCTTTGCCGAGATTCCAAGGTCGATGAAATTAGTTGAGAACCCTTTTATAACCCAATCTTGTTCAGTACGCATAACTAACATTGACATGGCTGCAGTAACCTCACATGCTCTTAATTGTTCAGATCCAATAACACTACATGAACTCATGGATCCAGATATATCCAATCCAATTAAGATTCTTTTACCAGTGGGTTGTACAGTTCCAAATGATAAGTAAAATGCATCATCCAAAGCATCGACCAATTTTTGTATTGGTTGCCATGTAGAACTACCACGAAAACTATGACCTGATTTGTAGGTAGCATAGGCCAATAAAACTTGTATCGGATGTACTCGGCCTTTTTTAAGCAAATCCATATCATGTAACTTTTCAGCCACAAGTTTGGTATTTTCACTTCCGAGTTCGCCTAATACTCCAGCATTTGTTAATGTTGGTAATTGACGAATAAGTGCAGTAATACCTAAATTCGGTATAATCGCGTCATAAAGATCTTTTGTTCGCTTTTCAGTCGGAACAAGTTCCATTGGTAAATTGTATTTCTCTACCAAGCGAATAACTTCTTTTTGGTTATCCGTTGCCTTGATTTCCTCGTAGGCCCAGATTATGGGTAATTGTGCCTTGTAGGATTCGAGATCCTTTTGATATTGTTCAAGATTATAATTCTTGGAACCCTTATCTTTCTGTTGATGGAATTTTTCAACAGCCCATTTAAACGCTAATAACTGCGTATCGGTATTTGGTGTTGGATGTGCCAATCGTAATATATCACGATGACTCCAACCATCACGAGATTGATACTTGGTTAATTGCAATGCTAACTGTTCGTCATTACGATCGATATACCATGCAGATATCGCATTACGTAACGATCTTGACCAACCACGCATCTTGTCAACATAATCAACAAAATGAAATAAATGAGTTCCGATTCGTGCAACCTTTGCTAAGTTTTGTAGCGCGTATTTGCGTGTTTCAGCATTTTCAGCCGATGCGCACATAGCAAGTACAAATAAAGCTGGATCGTTCTTTGCAGCGCGACCAGCATCAGAAATTTCTATAACGATATCTACAACTCGTTTACCATCCGATTGTATGCACTTAGCAACATTCTTTGCATTATCGGCAGTCATTTGTTGTTTGCCAACATAATAGTTACCAGATTCTGATCCTAAGATCAAGAATCTTTCTAATCTTGCCCACTCATCAATCTCAAAAACATAACCACCTGCGGCATTCTTAATCATCTTTTTGCCGGGAATTGGTTGTGATTGTGGGGTAGGACCTTTTGGATTCATAGCTTGTGCAGCTTGAGATAATACTGTTTTCTTCATTTCGACTCCTTTTAGGATGTAAAAAATAAGATGAGCAATGTTTAAAAGTCGGATGCTTTTGACAAGCAGCGGATCTGGATTATAGCTCCAGCACCTTGGCATATTCTTTTTATCGCGCAAACAGCGGCATCCTGAACCCAGGTGCAGGTCGTTATTAATATGGGATTCATTCGGTTTCACAGAAACCACTCGACTTTATTAATTGTAGCCGAGCAGCTTCTCCGCCGAATGGAATATTAATAACTTATTCGATTGTATAATTGGTAACCAACTTTAGTTCGGCTCATCACCATATGTAACAAGTGCCGTTTTATTTTTGGCGAAACGACTTACGCATACTACTGTAATTATTCCCAGTAGTTAAGAATGGGTGCTTTCGCACCTCCACCATGTGATCATGGATCACAGTCTTCCTCGGTAAATGAATCTTCAGTTGTTCATCCGGTTAAGGGCCCCAACATGACGTTCTCATTTCACAACGAGGAATAATGACAATGGCAATCGATTTTCGCCGGATGCAAGCATCCCGCTTAGCCATTGCATAAAACAAATTTCGGCAAAATATTGAGCTCGGAGACTGCCTTTTACATTTCCTAGGCTGGTTGTGGACTTTCACCACGTTTCTTTTTTACGATTTATAGAATTGATAACCAAGCTACGTCCGGCCGAAAAACTTTTATTTCTCCTTTTTGGGAGGAGGCAGCACAGTAAAATGTGTTTTTACTTCAATACCTGGTAACACTTCAGTAGTAAATACAGATGCATCCGTTAGAGGGTGCATTGTAACAAAATCTAAATTTTCTTCTGCACACTTAAGTGCTCGACTCTGTATTTGTTGAGTGTTAAGTATTTCATAATCTTTAGACATGACGACTCCTTAAAATTCCGTTATAACCCCATTTACTCGTTGCCACTTTAATCTAAAGTAGCGCTTATCTTGTAATAGATTTGTCCATTGAATCGGTTGAAAAGTATCTGGATATTGATTACATATTTTAGTTCGTATATCAACCCATTGTGTTGGATGTAATTCTGTATACTTATATATATGGTACCAACAATGTTCAGTACAAAAAGTGCCTTTTGTAAACCAATTATTTTCACTTAATACATCATGTTGAAGAAATTTTAAATGTAAGAATCTTCCGATTGGATTTAAAATTTTTATCCATAAGCCCGCCCAACCAAACCATAACCATGAAGCATAACCATATACGTCACCGAGAAAAGTTCTTTCACCATAATCTAATGCGTGATAATTTTCTTCTTGTGTTCCGCCGATTATTTCATATACCCAGAAATTATATTTTGGATCTTTTATGAAATTATCCCATGTTTCGTGAACGACACCATTATATTCTGCTGAAAGTAATAAGGGTATATCTTGCTTTGATCCTGTGGGGTAAGTAACTACACAGCCATGTGTAGCGCCTTTACCATTTACCCAATGTTGTAAAGCGGCTGTAAACCCATGGCCATCCCCGACTATTAGATCTCCTGGTTTTAGATTTAAAGTGTTCATATTGATGTTTTACTTTTTTACGGATCTTCCAACTGTAATGTTTTTTAAACTCGGTCCAATTTTCACCGGCATGATAGGAGCAACAGGAACATTTACGAGTTTTCTTGCATATATACTGTTTATATGCTTTATTAAATACGGAGGAGTTAGTAGTGTGTTTTACTATTTCGTGATACATAAACTTTGTACTGCCCGACCGCAGTAAAAATAAAAGGGCAAATTATAGTCACCGATATTTTTTCCAGTGATAACGATGACAGACGGCCCTAAAAATTAAAGCTGAATAATAGTTTGAGACGGAGATTTGTCCGCCCACTGCTTACGCAGTGAGGTAGCCATCGGACGCTGCTACCTTTTCCATTGTGATAACCATCTCGATTCGACTCAGCTTATAGTAGGGATTGATGGATTCGAACCACCGACTTCCTGTCCGTGAACAAGTCCTCTGGCCATTATTCTTCTGAGGTAAATCCCTGTGTTACTGGTGGACCCGAAGGGAGTCGAACCCTCCACAGATTGCTTGCAAGGCAGCCTCGCCCCCAACGGAACATGCGAGCCCAAAAATAAAAAGGGCAAATAATTATAGACCGCGTTTTTTTGTCTTTAAGTAAGATAAGATAACGATCTAAATCCGGCCCTACATTAATATATGATTTTTTTACTTTAAAGTCAAGTAAATTCTTGGCGCGTGTCCGGCAATCTTTACTTGTTAAGGGGATGTAAAGATGTTTGGAGGAGTCGGTCCTAGCCAATTCTGACACGCGTTAGTGCTGTAAACAGCACATAGTGAATATCTTATACCAGATTTTTTAGCACTATATCTGTAAATTCTTCCAGCCTCTTAACTCTGATAAGTCCATAATCCTCATCTTTTAAATTTCGATTATATGGTCGATCCATTACAAATACCTTAGCATCAGAGTAAGTTGCAACTTCTGCACAGTTTTCTGGACGATCGTCTAAGAAGTATTTAAGATCCAACGCCTCAGCCAAGGGTGCCTTGTTAAACGATACTATAACCTGAGGACTGGTCCATCCTATCTTTTCCAGACTCTTGATAGTTTGTCTTATTAACGTATTTCCTTTAGTACTTACACGGGCAGTAATAAAGTATACAGCGATCTCAGGATTCTTATCAAAATGTTCACACATGTAATGTACTTGTCCTGGATTAAGTACCTCTATTTCTTCCCAAAAATTATCTCGTTGAGTCATTACTTCCCATGCACGATCAAGCAATACCCTGTCTGCAGGATACCATTCTTCCCATCTCCAGGATTTAAATCTGGGATCATCTTCATTTATAATAGGTAGATGATCACCGCCGAGCTCACGAATAATCTTAGAATATTCTTTAGCCCAATTAAATTGTACACCATCACAATCTATTCCTACGTTTATCATTGATACTTCTCGTCTTGTATTATTCCAAACTTATGAAAATATCTTAACGGCCTCCATTTATGACCGTTAACATAAAACCCCCATTTATGATATGGCCTACCACATAGTAATAAAGTCCATGCGCCTTCTTTCGGTATATCTAAATAATGTCGACCTAATGCATTACCTTTCCAAATTGACCCCGCGTGTACAATTTTTTGTCCGTTAGGAGTCACATTTTTATATGTTCCTCGTAATATAATAGAGATAAAATTACATGCATGATCATGAAAATACCGTCGATCGTCTGATTTTAACCAGTGGTGAATACGCAACGAATACCCAAAAAATAAAAATGTCCAACGATATAAATAAGGACAATCTTTCCGTCCTAAAGCTTCACGCCATCGAATTTGAAATAACTTAAATGGTTTCATTTCATAGCTTTCTTTACCATTTTTAATAAGAATTTAATTTCTTCATCCCATCCACCAAATGCGGAAGAATGAACACCTTTTACTTCTTGAATTATAGCTCTGATCTGAGCTTTTTCTTTGTCTGTGTATATTGCTTTCATAATAGTCAGGGGAGGAGGACTCAAACCATCCAGTCTTCTGCAAGTACTTACAGCTATTTTATCGATTAAACTATCCCCCGAATGGTTATTGAACGCCATTTATTAGTGGTGCCGTTCTTATATTTAAACGTTGTAAATAAGCATCTTGAATGCTATCAACACGGCATTGCTCAGAATAATTTTCTTTTTGAGTATGCTCTAAAATCTCAATTCGTTTTTTTAAACTATCCGACACTTGACACATGATAACTAAACTGTCAGATTTTTCTTGATTACTTTTTTCAATATCTTCAATAGCTATTGCATTTGCAGCATGTCCCAAGCCTAAACTAAAAAGTAATATAAATATGAATACAACAAATATTATATTAAAATATTCATTCATAGCTGTTCCAATAATTGTGGATAAAAATTTGTTTTTGCTCTAAATCCGTGCTGAGTAATAATCCATTGATCATATGCTTCTGCTGCTTCTTGTTCTAAAACAAACGGACCTTTAGCCTTATCATAAGCCATATAATAATAACCATCCTCTCGTTTAAATACTCCTATGAACATAGAAGGTTTTTTCCATGATTTCTTTTCAAGAAACATGGTATTACGGGCACAATTTAACTCATCTCCAAAAAGATGATGTATCTTAACATTAGTATATGGCGTTAGACAATAAACAAATCGTTCTAATGTGATTTGATATGGAATGGCATTTAGTTCTGGGTGGCCAACTGGTTTTAAATAAACGCAAGCGCGAGGTTTACCTTTTCGAAGATGCCAAGTATAATGAGAAACACGGTCAAAATCTTCATCATTAACCTTCGCTTCCTGTCCGTCTATCTGTATTATTTTCATTTAAAATATCCCTTATTAAACCTTCTCTATAAGCGGCAGTTTTTGTTTTATAAAATTGTTTCGGGTCCTCTTGTTCTATAATATATCGAACACCTTGTTTTAACATATATGCTTTAAGCACAAGACCCCGTTTTAGAGCTGCAGATTTTATTTTACCGTAAGTCAGGGGCGGAGGTATCCCACAGGACTTACAAATAAAATCATCTAATTCAGGGTCGTATATCATGCTTTACTTAAAAGTTGCCGTCGGCTACCTGAAAAACAACGATATTAAGATCATTCCTATACATTCGTATCATCTGATCTCTATCATCCAAAGCAAATAAAACCGAAAATTTTCCAGCTATATTGGCATCATATAACTCACGTTTCACTATACAATCCTTTCGAAAATCCTTAGTCGTACGCATATATAATGCATCGTAAGTTATGTTATATTTCTTAAGCCAACGTTCAGTATGAGGTCTAAATTGTTCTTCTCTTCCTGACATTAGTATTATACGAAGATCTTTGCCATTTTTCAAGTACATTGATTTCATAGCTTCTAATGTTTGAGCTACCGGAATAGATACTGCATCATCCTCACATTTAACCGTTTCAAATGGGCCTCGATTTGTAAATAATGCCAGTGTACCATCAAGATCACAAATAATGGCGAAAGGCAGAGTGGAATCTGTAGCTATTATAGGCTGTCGCTTTACACCTGGAAGAAATCTCACAAAGCTCCGAACAACCTTTTCACCAACGTGCCCTTCGCCAACTTTACGCTGTGAATCCCGATATACACATTCCTCTACTGAGACATCTGTGAAATCTTGAACTATGTATTCAGCATCACAATCTTTCGCAAATTGAACTAAAGCATCAAATGTCTTTGGAATGAGATTAGTATCATCACTAATTACATCTATTCCGGACTGTAATAAACTTGTGATATTCTCATCCCTTAATTTACGTATAAAGTCTTCGCTTTTCCCTGGATAAGTTTTCCGTAAAGCATCACGATTTACAATACATGTACCAGGATGACTTGTAACATATTCTTTTGCCCACGTGGATTTACCTGAACCAGGTAATCCACGACAAATAATAAATTTAGATTTCGCCATATTTTTTATCCTTATTTATTTTATAATACCATAAATATGCCCCGCTTAATGCTCCAGCTAAAATAGTTAACACAATTATAACCCAATTATATATTCCTGCAACCTTTAAAATAGCATTTAAAGTTGCCCATGGTAATGCGCCTAACATAATTGTGATATAAAACAAAAAAGTATTTTTTAGTTTTTGCCAAAACATACTATCATCTATATAATATATCTGACACGTATTTGACCTCTTCATCCCACGCACCGATTAAGTGCCACCAATTGCCTACAGGTGATTTTCCAAGAACGATTGGATCCTTCTTTCTTTCGACTTCTCTTGCTACGCTTTCTTTTACGATTAATATAATTTCAGCTTCATCAGAGTCAACCCATAACTTACCCCAGGCAGTCCTAAACTTACTTATTTCTTCAAGACCTTCGGTTGGTATTGTTGAAATGTAACTATTTATCGGAACTCGACAAAGTTTATATTTAGCCAAAAGATCATTAATGGCAGCTTCTGTTACGACAGGCCAGGGAGAAAGAATTTCTGGACATTTGCGAAATCTTTTTCTTGCTTTAAGATAAAGTAGTGCTAATTTTTCCTCGTCAAAATCTAATTTATTCTTCTTTATTATCTTTATTCTGGCATTTACTACACTGATAGCTTTATCCAAATTTTCCAAATATAATAAAGGAATATTTGGCTGTATTAATTGTTTTACAACATCTACAGGGTTACTATCAATACGTTTATCCATTTGATCCTCGAATGCGGGGTTAACAGCAAAGGTAGAGCCAAAAGTACCCCATCTTGATCCCATAATAAAAGAATTCCTTCGCCTGGATAATTTTTTAATACCAGTAATAAATTTTTTAGTAAATCTGACTAAATTATTCATAGATTTCTCCTAACTTGTTTTAGATTTTCCTTTATTTACTATTGTTCCTAAGGGAAAAGGTTGCGTGTATTCTATAAATTTATAACAATCGGGGCATATGCCTACAGAATAAGTTTCACCGCCGACGGTGATCATAATATCTTTGTCATGGGGGCATAATAATTGAGCTAACCAGTTAGGCCAGAAATTTATTAATATCCCATGTGATCGTCTCCACCAGTGAGTAGGACGAATATAAGTTTCAAACATTTTATCCTTTCAAATAATTGAGGGGTCTTGCGACCCCCCGATAGTATAATATTACACGTCATGTTACCAGCGTGCCGGCCTACAGTACAATCGAGAAAACAGCCGGTCGTGAAAGGATGTTTAGTTCGATTGTTTCACAGTAAGTTATTTTTATGTAATATTTGTTTTTGAATTTGTACTAACTGATTATCCAGCCAGTCATAATCAAACTTTTCCGGCAATATGCTATCTCTGTTAGCTTCATCCAGATCTTGTTCATAGCATTTAAATAGGTACTGAAATTCCTCTAAGGTTATTTGTCCTAATTTTACTTCCATACATATTTTTTGTTGTACTTCTGGAAGTCTTACAGGAAAATATCCTTCGAGCAATGCTTCTTTACCGGCATACATTAAACGTATACAATGTGATGCATTGCGAGGAGAGTAATTTAAACGTTCGAGCTCTTCCTTTCGTCGGGCTCCTAAATCACGAGAAGATTCACCAAGTGCTTTGCGATATTCTGCGTAAGAGTACCCATGTATAACGTTATATATCTGTTTGGTAATAAAGGCTTCTTTATGTAAAAGAATATAATACTTAAATTGTTCGTTGCCGTCAAATAAGACGCAGTCTTCTGGGCTGAACAACATTTCTAACATCTGTGTATTACCAGCTGCAGCTAAATGACAAAATTTACGAACATGCCAATAAACTTTATCTTCTGGTTCTGGAAATACTTTTTGTTCAAAGATTTTCATACCAAAATAATACCTTAAATCATCTGGCATCACTACACCACGTATGTCAAGATCCGATTCGGGGGTAGCTAATCCATAGGCATGAGAGCCAATTTTGCATTCATATAATTTAATTAAATTCATATTAATAAAACCACGTATGTGTCCATTGACCAATAATCTTAATATGTGATAATACAATTAATATAAAAACATACCAAGATACTACTTCAGTAATACACATTATAAGTCCAACTACGATAAAAATAATTGAAAACAAATTTATTTCGGTTATTCTCCAACATTTATTCATCTAATACTCCTGCCTGAATTAGTGTCCTTCTAAGATTAGTAGAGACATATTCATGTGCATTTTCTTTAGTTACATATTTGAAAGCATCTGCTTCTGGAAATGGTTTTCGATTAGGAAGCTTTACCATTTCCGTGCATTTAAGTGTATCGATATTTGGAAGTTTATCTAACGTAATTTTAAAGAGATAGAGATCCTTTGCAGGTAGATACGTAAACTGCCCAAGATCTTGAATTACAGCTATATCTGTAGGTATAGTAAAACCAGTTTCCTCTTTAACCTCGCGAAGGCATGCATCTAAAAAATCTTCCGCTACTTCAACTCCACCTTTGGGTATATCCCAAATCTTTTGTCCTGTCGCATGACAGACTAAAAAACTGGTGCCATCTGTTAAAATGGCACCCGCTGATATCTTACGAGGCATTTAGTTTTCCTTTCTCTGCTAAACGCCGTAATCGTCTTTTTTGTTTCCTTAATTTGCGAGCCTGAATAGCACGTGTATGTATTTTATTTGCCTCAGCTCTTAGAATTTGACCTTTTAAGAAGTTCATGGATTCATGTCCTTATGCATTTAGGTGTTTTTATGATTTGCATTTTTGCAGATATTTTTGTATATTATAAAATGACTAAAATAATAGAACATAAAATTAAAGAAGCTTATAATAACGGACATTCCTATAAAAGCATAATGCATGAGTTTAACGTTAGTTATGGCACGATTTGTGGTATTATTGGAAAATTTAAACTTGCCGGTCGAAAACTTAAAATAAAACTAATAGGAAAAAATAAAGCAAAATGTAGCAGATGTCATAAAATTCGACCATTAAGTAGATTTAGTGTAGGGCATTCTACTAAAAAGTATTATTATAGCTTTTGTAATACCTGCCATCAGGGGAAAAGAACAATTTATTATAATACTAATATAGAAAGTCGTTTAAAATTAATATATACTCACCTTAAGAGCAAAGCTAAAAAACTAAATCTTAAATTCTTTATTTCATTTGAGGAATTTAAAAATATTTATAATAAACAAAATAATAAATGTTATTATACTGGATTTACAATGACAACGAAATTAGGAAATGGAGCTTCAAAATTTGCAATTTCAGTTGATCAAATTATACCCGGCAAAGGTTATACAAAAGATAATATTGTATTTTGTACGCGTTTTGCAAATTCCATAAAAAGTAATTTATCCAAACAAGAATTAAGGAAATGGATAAAAGCTATTTATCAACATATTAATTAAGCAGGAAGAACCTGGTGCAGTAGTTTTTTATAAGCATCGTTATCTAATTCTCGATTATCGAGCATCGTAAATACAAATCCCGATCGACTCGTTTTACCGTAAGCAGATATGATCTTAGCTGCTGCTTCCTTTCTTGGAAGTGTTCGCACTTCGTCAGCAAAAAATTTCATATGGTCAAGGATCTTATTAACTTCTTTATTCGCATCGGCTAATTTACTTATATCTCCACGTGCAATAACTGCACATTCGTAATCGTAGGTATTGGCTACATAATCGTAAAATTCTTGATAAGACGGCCGACCACATAACACGTACGCTTCAAGTAAATTATTGATACTTAAGTCACTTTTGAATGCATGTATCGCCAGATATTTTTGGCCTTTAACTTTTTTGATGTGTTGATCTTTATCATAGTATAAACAAACGCCCTCCTTACCATCAAATGCTCTAACTTGGGATAATAAATCTTCAACGTCCTCAAACCTAAGCGTCGGTGGGCGCGGAATGCCCAGGTTATCTGCCATGACATCAAGTGTATTTTGAGAGAGCAGACTATAATCATCATGAACAATGGCACCGACAAGGAAAAGTTCCGGATCCGGTCCCAGGTCGAGAACGATTCGATTTTTGGGGCTGTACCATTCGAAGATTCTTGTGAAGTTGTCATTAGGTATTTCGAAAGCTCTCCGATATTTCTTTTTAAGCAGTTCAATCTCGTCTGCATTATCAAATATACTAACATCAAATGTACCTCGGGTACGTATGATTAATTTATCCTTAAATGGTGAAACTATAAGAGTACTTCCATCTATTTTTTCAACTGCCGTTGTTCCTATTAAACTATCAGGAGCCGGTATAATATTATCCTTTTCATCCCAGTTAAAAAACTTAGGAAAACTTGGGCTTACAAGATAACCATCTTCAGTCCATATTGATGATCTGAAGATTAAATTTTCTTTAGTCCAAGTGCATCCCATGTGCTGCGGATGCACAAGAACTAAAGGTTCTCCATACTGGGTAGAGGTCTTCCGCAAGAACTCTTCAGAAAGCGATTCTAATGGGTAAGATAGTTTCATTTTTTATTCGGTCAGTGAGGTAGTTGAAATAATCTCATTATTTATATGTGCTTTAATGGTTATTGTGCGCCGACCTGTAGAATTATCAATAGTGCAAACCATTCCAGGAACATTTTCAAATTGATGAAGTATTTCCTCTGTTGACATTTTATGCATTATTCTTGAAAATTTAAAAGCCGCCCATGTAATATAAGGATGTTTTATCCAAGATATTAATTTTTTAGGATTAATTAATGTAATTTTATGCTGATTCACATTTACTCCTTTGATTTTAATAATTCGGCTGACTTACGCCAGCCGTTTATACCATATGAAACACAAATCGATGCAGGTTATTTAGTCGGAATTATGTAACCGAACTATAGCAGGGTACTCTGCATTTATCCCTAACCAGCTTCGTATACCGATGCTTGATTTATTACAATTATTTTCTTGCCTTTAAATTTCAATGTTGCACCCTCTTCTACTTCGTCACATTGAAAATCTTTATAGGTATTTTTAACCCAGTTAAATCCACGAATAGAGCATTCATGTGCGGAATAAATGGTGTTATTATTAAAAGCAAGGGAATCTAAAGGCACTGCATACTTATTATTTGTATCGTGATAAAGAGTTTGTGTGCCCTCAAATATATAAGTTACAAATTGTCCAGATGATCTTTCATATATAAATAACCATCGTTTAGAAACATTATCATAATGTAAACCATAATTAACCGGTTTCATTATTTCAGTAAGTTCTATAAATTGTCCATTAATTTCAACGACAGTTTTGTGATCATACATATTTATAACTATATAGCCGCCTAACGAATCAACTTCAAATAAGTTATTAATAGCAACATGAGTATCAGTGTAAAAAGCACTGCCCTTTTGACTATATACACATGAGGAAAAACCTAATCCCGGAGTAATGTAATAAAATGTATTATTACCCATAATAACTATACGACTATTATGTAACTTAGGTATCGTGGCTGCACCTATATGAATATTATCTGCAGTCACATAAAGTAACGTACCATCACTTAAATAGTAAGTTTTCTTGTTAAAATAAATACCGGTCTCTTGACCAGTAGGAATATGCACGATAGTGTTATTTTCACTTATATATAGCTCTTCAGATAACATTTCTTTACATTCGGTACTTGAAAATAACCTGACTATTTTTATCTCGCCGGCCGTTACTTTAACTGGTTTGATTGGCTTTAAAGATGCAGTATAACATACTGGGCATTTATCATACTGTCCATAATAATCGTTTTTATGTTTACTACACCAATTGAGATTTGATGTAAATTCTGTAAGACTATTAGTTAACACGGTTCTTATACCAGTATCATATATACGATGTAGGTCCTCTAAAAATCCTGGATGCATATATTCCCACGGATCTATGATCTTAGGAATAATGGCTTTAACTTTTGGATTTAATACTGATAGACCTCTCTTCATCCTTTCGATAAGATCTAAATCAGGTTTAATATTTCCACCAAATGGATGAAGCCTGGTTAGACTTTTAAATGCAAGTATAGCAAACGCGTACGCGTCTGTACCTGCATTAAAATTACATCCTTTTAATTTAGGGTCTTTAAATGCGTCCATTGCAACAGTACATGGATATGAACCGACGCTCCAGCTGTCTGTATCTAATATATAAGGGTGAAAATTTTCAGTAAACACAACATTAGAATCATTTAGATCACCGATAAAAATATTTTGCGAATGAAGTTCTAATAGCGCATTACGTAAATCTATTAGCATTTGTAATATATTGTGAATTTTAATTCCATAAGTTGCAAGAGTTTTACGATTGGTTAAAGCGCGAAACTCTTCAATCTCATTTAATTTTTCCATAGTATAGCCTATGAAATTTCCGGCAGCATCATGCAGTATATCTTTAGGACCTATAGCTATACCAGGCAACATTGTTTGAAGAAGGATTTCAATTTTTTTGTACTTTGAATCTAAATCTACTACTGGTTTAAATATTTTCATTATTTTGCCAGTACCTTTGTGAATATAGATCTGGCCCTCCCCACCTTCTGCGATAGGGGTACCTAAAGTTCTTTTATCGAGTTTCATTTGCTTTTTTAATTAAATTTTAGTATATTTATATAATGCCACATTTTAAAAATCTTCTAAATAAACAATTTGGACGACTTACAGTTATTGAAATAACCGATAAACGTACTCCTACTGGCAAAGTAATATGGAAATGTAAATGTTCTTGTAATAAAATTCATGAAGTTAATTCTAATAGTTTATTGTGTGGATCCACTAAATCTTGTGGATGCCTACAAAAAGAATGGGCCGTTATTAATGGAAAAACTCGTTTACATGATGTAACTGGTCAAACTATTAACGGTATTAAAATTATTCGCATGTCTGACAAACGATCAGGTAGAAATGCATATTGTTTTGCTTTATGCCCAGTTTGTGGTAATGAATGGGAAGTACAAGCAAGTCTTTTAAGAACGAGGCATTCCACACAATGCAAAACTTGTAGTTTCCGAGCCATGTCATCAAAAACAGCTGAAAGGCTATTCAACAAATTAGAAGACAAATTGGATCTTAAAATTATTCGCGAATATCGAATTAACAATCGATTTTTTGATGGCTACATACCAGAATTAAAATTATTAATAGAGTCTGATGGTAGTTACTGGCATTCTAAACCCGAAAGTGTAGAAATCGATGCCGAAAAAGATAAGTTAGCCAAAGAAGCGGGTCTACAATTAATTCGAGTAACTAATAATAATGAAAAAGATCATCCCGCTGCAATAGAAAAAATTTACAATGCAATTGTTATATCATCTTGAAAATAATTGTAATTACGATTTATGAAAAGTTTAACCGGCACTTCTTTACCCTTAAGCAGCAATTGTGCAAACTCTTCTTGACGTTCCTTTGGCATATTAAATAAAAAGCGAAGTCCATCAGTTGCTATGCCTATGTTTTTATATTCAGATTTTGGATACGTTAACGTGGTCACAGTTATCTTATCTTTATAGACGCTAAACGCTACATGTGGGATATAATTATAACCATAGAACTCTACAAATCTTATGCCCACACCAAGTTCTTTATAAGTAATAGTATTATCTTGATGTACTTCGATAATGAACCCATCACCTACATAATCTACCTTAAAATGGTCGTCTCTTTCCTTAACTATTAATGTGGTAAATAAAAGATAATCACGAATAATTTCTATACCCATCCTATCTAATTCTTCGGGATAACGGTCTAAATCAAATGAATTAAAAACATCCTGGCTTACATCAGGTATATCAATTGGCATTCCAGATTGTACGCGGGTTCGAAACATAAGTTCAGCCAATTGTGCTCCAACTTCCGCATGTGGACTTGATCCACATCCGTCAGCTACAAACTTATAATGTTCATCGATATAGCCAGCATCTTGTTTATTAAGGCCCGAATCTAAGTGTGATTTTCCGATTTTGCATATCAGCATTATCCAACTCCTCTAATTCTTGTTCTGTATAAAACATCGTGCCTTCTTTACATTTACTACAGCGACCCTGTGATTCACAAAGTTCACCTAACGGTGGTGCTGTACAGCAGATTGAATATCTTTTTGGTTCCATCGTTTTTCAAATTTAAGTGTTAATATAATTATTACGTTTGTTAAATTATGTTGTGGTGTTCCGGGACTACATGCTATATGAGGCCCTGGATGGCCTTTTTCTCTGGTACAATACCAATATCCTGCGGGAGAAGCTTTACAATACATTATTGCAGCGCATTGTCTAGGATCTGCAGGAGGATTCCATTCCTGACAATAAGGGCAATTATCTGTTGTAGACATATACTACCTTTATAAGTAATAACCGCTGCAGATGTCTTTCGGTATATTTATACCTTACTCATTTCTATTGTGTAAATATACACATTTTCGGTTTTGAGGGCGCAAGAACCCGTGACATCCTACCGACAAATAGATTTCTCTACACAGCGGTTATTTTGTTAATTATACAAAAAATGCATCTTGATCCACCACTACAGATTTAGAGCTGGCAATCACTGATTTCGAAAGGCAGTCAAAACCTATTCTCAAATCATGTGCTGAACTCTTTACCGTTAGCAGATTTTTGAATCCAAGTTCCTTAGCAATATCATCCGCAAGAGAACCGAATGATATAAACGCAGTTGTAATCTCACGCTTATTTAATTCTCCAATAGCGGTTTTAGCCTTTGCTGCTGAGTTTTTAGATACAGTATCCTCTCCGTCAGAAAATATTGCAAATACCGCTTTTACTCGCATGCCTTGCGCCTTTAAGTGATCTACATATTGAACAAGTTTATCGACACCTTCACAAATGACATCGTACAAAGCTGTTCCACCGTAAGCAGAATAAGTTGTATCAAAATCCGAAACTTTCTTATATCCACCGACTGTTATTTGATCATTAAAGGTAGCCCTAGCTATTAATATTTTAGATTCCTCTTTAGATGCAATCATTGCATCTTTGAAATCTTTTAAGCACTCTGCCATGTCTTTTTGATATTGATCCATAGAACCCGATGCATCAATACCTATAAACTGAAGATGTACGTCTTCACTATCGATTTCTTCGATAGAAGTATTTTCGATCTCGATTTGATCAAGACCATAGATTTCATCGCTCATAAAGAAAAGTTCTCCGTTGTTACCAAGTTAACCTGATACTTTGATTTGAACTCTTTAAATGCTGCTTCGGTCGCTGCTTCGAACCCTGGAATGTTGCTCATACAGTCTTCCAAGATAAATACGCGTTTGGTAATTTCCGGCTTTGCTTTATAATAATCTAGCATTTGGGAAATCGATTCCAAAACGCAATGAGACTTTGCTTCGCCGGCGATTACTACGCGATCAAATGATTCCAGTTTATTAAGAAAACTCATGTTAATATAATTCTTGGGATCCCATTCAGGTTTAATTATACCATACATTTCGGTATCAGGATCGAGCCCTTTTACCAAACGTATCGACAGAGCCTTTCGAGCAACGCTGTGATAATAAACCATGTTGCTGACTTGTGGATCTAAAGCGCAACCTTGAGTTCCTTGCAGACAATGATATGGCCAAATTACAAGAACTTTTTTATTGGATTTGCTCAAAGCTTCCACATAATCCCGAGAATGTTGCGGCCGAATTACCGGCCGATACTTACCCGAATCAAGATCTGCTAAAGAAATGGCTGTGAATGGAGCTGGATTTTGACCGTTTTCATCTTCCCACCAACATGGGTGAAAAATTTGAAATGGGTTATGAGTATCGATTGATACTGCAATCTGTGTAATCTTACCCATATTATCATAAATCCATTTGGTTACTCGTTTTACATCCTCATCGGCCCCTGGTACACCTAATGCACCCGTCGGCATAAAATCTTGCTGTTCATCAATAAGTATAACTAATACGCTCTGCAGATCTTTTGCTGCAGATGTTAGTTGCTCGTTATTGGCAAGAACAAGTAATTCATGTTGTTTCTTGCCGCTGACGATCTCATTATAGGATGTTTTCATCCTTATCCTTTCGGTAAAATTGTAACAATTATATTTGGTACATTTGTAGCTAATTTCTTAATGCCCATAAATGAATAACTAACATTTTTAACCTCGAATACTCCTGAAATATCTATATCACTTTGGGTTATAATAATTTGCTCACCGATTCTTGGTACAGCTGGAACGTCGGCTTCAAAAGTTTTAACTTCTAATTCATATAAAGCATCGGTCTTACAGGGCCGATAAACAAAATTTACTGTCACTGTTTTATATCCAGTATTTCTTAGTCGCTATGCCGCAAATAATCCAAATAAATTCCAAAATCAACAGATGCACACCAATTAAAAATATGGCCACCGTTCCAAAGAACCATGCCGCTACTTTATACAGCGGTACATCAGCTGTTTTAAACAAACAGAAATATACTACAAACGCTACTATAGCAGTTTCCCAGATAGTCGTAATTGTTGCTAATATTACAAATACTATCAATAAAGCGATAACGATTAACACTTTGCTTGAAGTCATTTAGAACCTCCATTTGATATGTAGCCGAGAAGAAAACCAATAACAATGAAAAGCACACCAACAACAATAAATGGTAATATAAAACGAAGTACCATTATAATTATTACAATAACAAAGATACAAATTAAAGCTATTAAAAGTTTCATATAAAATACCTTTCTATGTCGGCCCAATTTGTAAATCGTATAGCACGTGAACTAATATATGCCTGAGATTTTGGTGGGCTATTAGTTACTATTACAGATTTAACTGTAATATAATTAAGCATTGGATGATGAGTTTCTATTAACCAATCTTCAATTTCTTTTTGTTTAGTTGGATCAGAAATATAAATTGCTATCCTCTTATATTGGTAGTTAACCATCCTATCGATGAAATCAAATACTAATTCAGAAGATAGCACATCTTCACAATCAATTGTTATAAATGTATCTTCACTCATTGACAATCTTTGCTTCTTGCAGTTCCATTACTTTGGAAAGCATTTGTTGATTGGTATTCTGTACAGCTAAAATCCAAACAGCTATGTCTTGAGTTTTATGTGACTTTATAAATTCTTCTAATTCTTTTTGAACTTCGGTTACCATGGCTTGCTGTTGAAAATGTGCTACAGTATTAAATGCGCGTTGAATTGCCACGTTATAGATATTTTCAACGTATTTCATCTACCAGCCCGTAATCTAAACAAGTCTTAGCATCAAACCAAAGATCATGATCAAGTATCTCATCTATTTTTTCTGCTGGGATTTTGGTATATTTAGTATAAATCGACTTAATCGTTTCCATCAATTTATCACTATTTATCATATCATCTTTTAACTCACGATATTTGCCAGCTCGCTGAAAACAATTGATGTATTAACATGAAAGCATTTGCACGGATAATACGTTTTTTGCCTACAACAGTAAGAAATGTAGCGGCGCTGGCACAACAACCATCAACTACAGTTACAACCGGTACTTTTGATCCTATAATTTCATCCATTGCTGATAGTCCTGCAAAAATGCTGCCACCATAACTATTTACATGAAGAAAAATGCAGGCAGGATCGCGTTCTTGAATAGAGGCCTGTACAAGTAAATCATTATTTAATTCACGTAAACGTCGATTTAATTGTAAGATCTCAGAACGGTAAATTTCTGAATAGAAAAATATACGATTAGACACCATCTCTACAAATGATGGCTCTTTAAATATTTCCCCTGCACGTTTTTTTTCAACTTCTTCACGAGGGGCCTCTTCACCCCAAAAATCTTTTTTATTCATATTTTAATAAGAACTCCGGATTAATATATTTAAATTTGAGTCTTCCTAATGTTCCTATCCGAGTAGGTTTCATTGCTACATAAACTACACCTTCGGCAGGAGTATCGTTATCATACTTTAATTCACTAACATATGTAAATTTTTCTTCCACATGTTTACGAATCGGCCCAAAATAAATTTCTTTTACCATTGGAATTTGATAAGTGAAGCAATAAGCTTGAAACCGAGAAGGAGACAAGAATTCTGATATATCGCCATTATACATATCGAACGCAAAGAAGGTTATTTCTGTAAGTCCCATTTTATTTTTCTGAATACCGGGTCCACAGATTTCTCCTTGAATTGCAAATCGCTTAATATTATAAGTTGTTGCTATCTCTTTGACTTTATTAAGCAAATTATATTTATATGCAATTTGCCAATAAATATTTGTATTCTTAGGTTTTTCTCCTTCAACCCATTTATTTGCGCCTTCGTCGGATTCTTTAACTTCCCAATTACGACTACATACACCAACATGATCGGTTTCCGCATCATAAAATACCGTAATACTCATACCATCCATTTTTACACTGACGGTAAAATAATCGTCTAAATAAGGCTCGATGCTGCGGTTGTAATTTTGATATCGTTCAGCATCAGATTTTTCACACCAACCAGGGTAATTACCGGCTGATAAAGGTGGAATACTTTCTGCAGGAGGTTCATATTTTATGATTTCAAAATATTCTGCAACATCATAATTTATAACATTGATTTTTTCTACAGGACCTTTTTTTAATTCATTTTCTGTTATCCATTGAAGAAGTTCAGTAGTAACATTTAAAAGAATACCTTGTGATACTTCACCACGGAGTCTAATAGTTCTGATACGAGATGTGCCATCAGCCTTAGCTCGAGGTTTAAGAAATTCGAATTCTGGTCTTGATATTTTCACCTTTGAATCAATAGGCACATATACCACAAAATCACCAGGTTTACGAGCATGTATTTTATCAACACATCGCCAGCCTATTTCTTCGAATTCTATTAAATCTAATGCATCTGCATTTGGATGTTTAGTAACTGATTTAACAGTTACTATTGGAACTGAAAAAGTACTCATGTAAATTTACTAAAATTTATTTCGTTTGAACCTTCGTTTACAGATTTAGCTATTGCTATAACTACCGAGTATAATACTTGTGTTGTTTTTCCCTTTGTAGGATCGGAAATAAGCACAGCTTGTTCTTTAGTATCATCTTTTTTAAATTTTAAATAAGCACAACCAGTATCTGCAATTAATTTATCGTCTGCACAAAATTCAGCAGAAGGAAAAAAATATGTTATAATATTAAATAAATCATCTGCAGATAAATCCATTGGATCTATTTTAAATTTATCACATATCCAAGCATCAAGTTCTTTATCTGCCATCCAATTCACCTAATTTACTATATAAATAATCAAAGAACCGGCCAGTCCCATTTACAAAAGCTCCGTGAATCGCTGCTGCTCCAGTGCCAAGACCGTACGCGCTGATCTTAATAGGCCGTCCATCCTTCTTCGCCTTTTCAATCGCTTCATCAACGACTTTTTTGAATAACTCGAAGTCTTTATCGGTATCTTGAAAGTAAGCATCTCTACCGGTTCCACGAGTTTTCTTAGTAGGGATGCCGATGGCATTGGATAAACCACGGCAGACCGCTTGGGTCGACGTGGGTATAAAGAATTTACCTTTTTCGTCGGGGCTGGCATCTTGAATATTTTCGCCGAATAAGTAAATGTGCTTCGTGTCGCTCTTGACTTCATCACGTGTCCAATAATGATTAACTGATTTTAACATATACATACCTTGGTTAGTTTTATAACTGGTGGTAATTGTTTGCGTTTAAATTCTGATCGTTTATAAAGTGCTATAATTTTATTTACATTATCTACTGAAGTTCCTGCACTACGAGCGATCATTTTTGGCGTATCATCGGTTACTTCCATCACATATAATATTTTATCTAATATAGGATAAGGAAGCAATTCTATCTCATCAAATTGATTTGTAGTTAATTCTGCTGTTGGCTTTCTTGTAATAATAGATTCAGGAATTGTAATCCTAAAATTATTATTTAAGTGTTTAGCTAATTCGTATACTTCAGTCTTATATAAATCTCCGATAGGTGCTATTGCTCCAACTGTGTCACCATACAATGTGCAATATCCGACCATGTCTTCGCTCTTATTTCCTGTCTCCATTACTAAACGATTTTCAAGATTGGCAATAGTCATAAGAAACATACCACGAACTCGTGCCTGGAGATTTTGATGAGCAATACTGTTTGGGTCAAGTTCAATTTTTTCCGTTACAGCCCTAAGAACATGCCGAATATTTTTTACAATAAAATCACCTCCGTTTTTTACATAAAATTCTCCAGCACAATTGCCTGATAATTGTGATGTAACTTCGGAAGGCATAAAAACAAGTTTTACATTTTTTGGTTCTAAAGCAAGCATTGTTAATGCTGCTGTAACCGCACTATCTAAACCGCCAGATAATCCTATGACTGCTTTAGTAAAATTTGCGGCTTTAAAATATTTCTGTATGCCGGTAATTAAGTATTCAGCAACTTTATAGTAATCAAGTTTTCTCATCTTCATACATTGGTCCTGGTTTTCGATTTGTATAATAATCCTCATCTTCCAAAGCTGTGACTATAAGAGCGGCCATAGTTTGTGGATAGACAGGATGTTGATCATCTCTTTTAATTATAGTACAAGCGGAGTTTTCTCCGTTCTTAACTCGATCTAATTTCTTTAATAAATAAGTCAAATTACGACGAGATAAAAATACCGCTTCTGTATCATCTGAACATATCACTTTTTCCAAGACGGTACGAAATAAATTCACGTCCTCTTCTTTCATAACCCATTCACCCGGCCCCCATAATAACATCTGCCCAATTAAGGCACGTTCTTCCTTAGAGAGTTCATTGATATGCATATTGTGCTTTCAAATTTAAATGTTAAAACAGTGGTCTCCCATCTCGGATATCCATACATACTACACATATATGCTGGATGTTTCATACTGTTGCTAGGGTGATTACATAATTCGCTTGTTACATGTTTCCATTTGCAGTTTTCACAACTTTTCTGAAATTTATCCACAACTTTAATTATTTTATATGTGGACAAATCCCGCCATGATAATTCACTAAGTATTCTTTTCCGTCTACTTCAATAATATATAGATATGGTGATTCTGTCATATACTCTACAAGCTTTATTCTCTTATTAACTTGTGGTTTTTTCGTTTCCGTGGGGCAACATGAACAAAAAATTAGAGTGAGTATTAAAAACAATGTTTTCATTTTTTGCCTTTTAATTTATGAATTTTTTCAGTTATCATGTCTTCAAGATCATACCATCTTTTTTTAGGGAATACTCGGCCAGTTATGCCTTCAATAGTTTCTAATATATCAATAGCACATTTTCTTATAGGATGTGCTGCATTATTAATATCTTTTTTAGCTTTTACATTCATACAAATAAACTTTTTACATTAATACGTCCAACTTATAACTTTCTTTTTTATCTTATAATAAAAAAAGCGTGGTAACAAATGTCACCACGCCCGGCTGTTATTGACCTTTGATATTCATATTTAAGCCTAACTCCTTGGCCGTACGTGCTGACTGCAGCTCCAAAAAGTTTTGCAAGGCATTAGAATTGCCTGCAGTTCCCCCACTTGAAATAGTTGGTACAATCTGTGCACCATTCTTTGACCAAGCTTCTGCCCAAGCCTTTTGTGCTTCTAACCAAAGTTGGCCTTTAACTTGCAAAGCTCCATCCGCACTCATAATTAATCTGCGTTTAGCCGCTTCGCCTTCGCCTTCAAGTATTGACGCTCGTTTGTTTTGTTCAGCTGAAAGTGCATTAAGCCGTGCCACTTCCAACTTCTGTTGAGCTTCGGTAACCTGTCGAGCTTTTATGACTTCCTGTTCCCACTTGGCTTTGGCTGCATCGGCCTCACCATTTTTGGTTACGGTGATTACACGTTGTTCAGCCTTCTTTGCTTCTGCCATGCTGGTCTGTACGTCCATATTTATCGATTGTTGCTGCTTGATTTGAGCTTCAACCGTTTCATCATAAGGGAGTTCAGTTACTGCAAAGTTTGAAGTAACAATGCCATAATAAGATAGTACTGGGTCCTCTTGACGTTCCGGCCGGCCTGTTTCTTTATTAATCACAATTTCAGCTATACTTGATGTTTTATCATTCCCAGTAATAGGGTCTTTTATTTTTATATCCCGCTGAACTGTTTTGTAAACACCATTTTTTATCTGATCTTCGATATAGAATATTAAGCTGGTTCTTTTTTCCGCATAAGATTCTTTCGAACTCATTAATGGACCGGTCATATATACGCATTTATTAGTTACAACTTTGACAAGTTTTTCTTGAACCGCATCAGCATTACCATAGGTTGTATGAATCTTGGCTAAAAGAGTGTCATTAGCTAATGGAAGTTCATAGTTTAAGGAACCTTTTATAGTACCATGTCCGCCATCATTGAAACGAACTGCAATTTCAAATTCATATGTTTGAAGTTTTGGATATAATGTAGAGGTACCAAACCATTGAGGTTTAATTCCAGCTGTTGTATACCAATGTAAATCCCCATCAAGAGGATCTTGAATGCAAAGAATATCTTTAGCATTGTTATCTTCTACTATCCAAAAACTAAGAATAAGCAGAATAAATGCTAAGATAACCCCTATGATAATCGTTACTTGGCGTCTCATGTTGCTATCCTCTCTATTCAACATAGATTATTTCTCCTTTTTTTGATTTTTAGTTTTTAGTTGATTGAGCACATTTTTTTTATGGCCCAATGTAATTTTTTCCTCTTCGATCTCGATTTGATCATTTACATCTTTTAATTCATTTGTCACATTTTCCTTACGTCTAAATAAAGGAAATAATTTTTGTCTCTTCCATAAAGGGTAGATAAACTGATTAAAAATAAAGAGAAACGCGACAAGGAATAATACAACCTCCAATAAAAACCTGAACATGTTCCGCTCCTTTCATTATTGATGAATACTCTATATATTCTTATACCTGAAGGAGCAGCTTGCGCTGCCCCAGATTGTTAATCTACAGTCGTGTAATAAGCTGCAACCGCAATGGCTTCAGGTGTTCCTGGATCAAAAAACAACCGATGCTGTTTTCCATGGGTTTCAACATTAGTTGAATTTACTTCACCTTCTTGCTCAAATTGCGTCATTGTTCCACTTATTTCATGCTGCTTAACAAAGTAACCTTGCGATCGCAAAGTTTCTTTTATTTGCAACGTAGTAACAAAACCTTGCTCTTCAATTAACTGTACAGCACAATCACAAATTGTATCTGTTGATACACTTAGTTTATATTGGCCATTGACTTGCTTCAGTCTCCCAGCACGTTGCAACGTGTCGAGTGCAGCTTGTAGAGCTTTTGAATTGTTATTTCTAATACACATATTAATCCGTCCATATTGTTAATGAGATTCCCACCCAGACTATAAACAGTACGAATTGTATGCCTCCAAGGACATAGAACCCTAAACCGTATACGACAATACTTTGCCAGAAGCCATTGGGTGCTACTACTGCCTTTACGATAAAGAAAATAATCGTAGGTAGAAAGGCGACTACCGTACTGATGATTTGTAAAAATATTTTCGTTAACATATGCAATTCCTACTTTCTGTTCCACATGATTGACAAATATGGTCACCGTCGTCATTATCATCGAAAAGACTTAATATATCCATCACCATCTCGGGCCATCGTTCCGGCGGGACAGTTAAATTATATTTATTTTGAATTTCTTCTAATGTCATCCTTTAACCTTCACTAGATATCTAATGGTTAATTGTGGCTCAGTGTACACAATAAACTCATTGTTACGAAGGTCGATTCCACCTAAAGCTGTCAGACTATCATATTCACCTCGGTCACGAAGAGCTTTATATGTAAGCGAGCTACACCAGCCTTCGTGTCTTGATATTTTTAATGTGCGCCCCATGTGGAATTCAAAGATTCCTAAGAAGGCTGTCTTAGATGCACCGCGGGCCCAATACGAACCACTTCCAGAAGTATAACCATAGGACTTCTGAAATTTATCTGCGCCGTAAATACCATAACCGAACATTTTTCCGGTTATTACAGCGTTGGTTGGTCGTATTAATAAACCAGTCTGTAATATACTCCACCAATTTTCATTGCGAGATCCATGCCAAAATAATTCCGTAGTTTTATCTTTTGCATTAAAAATGTTCTTTGAATATGCTTTACTAGTTCTTTCGTGTTCAACTTCGTATACAGCTAATAATTTATTACTATCCAAGCCCATCATTTTCTTTATATGTGATGGTGGGTCGATTGCTTGTACTTTTAGCCCCATTGCATCTAATATCGTTTTCTTATCATCGATAGCGTCTTGAGTTTGAGCAACTGTTATTACTTGACCACTCATGACATCTAAAGTATCCTGTTCACTTGATAAGATATTTTGAAGTTTTGTTTTCATTGCAATAGGTGTATCTTTATTAATTATATAATACTTAACATGTGCCATACGACGTGGAATAATTCCATATAATTTTACTAATTGTTCGTTAACTTCGTCAGGATCTACGGACTTTTTATTTACGAACTTTGTCAAATCGTTCATTACTGTTTGTGCTGCATCCAGTTGTGCCTGTGTTACTGCATTAGCATCAACTGTATAATTATCACTTACTGATTTGTCGGCGTATCCCTGAAGCAGGGATACTAGAGCATTAATATTTTCGTCGGAAATAGCTGCTAAAGAACCTGTATTTGCCTTTTTAATGAATAAACTCGATTGATCGAGATATCCTTTTTTAAGTTTTTCTTTAAACTTGCTACTCCACTGTTTTATTGGATATGTTTGTGATGATGATGTAGAACCAATTCGTCCCCATGTTGCGATGAAAGTTCCATTTCCTTCATCGTGCATGTCGTAATATTTATTATTATTACCAGTAGTTACCATCACTAAATGTACATCAGCGTTTGCCATTTTTCTTTTTTATACAAATCCAGTTAGGACCTTTTCTATAACATAGATAATCTATAAGCCATAAATACAACAATTTTGTTGCATAGATGGTACCAGGTGTGGTATCGAGGGCTGAAGCTGCTGCAGTAGATCTTCGAGCATATCTTTCAAAGCATCTCAATTTATCGTATGCCCTATCCCAATAGTAACGCCTACATAATTTTTGACTTTTATAAACACAAACTGTTTGACCATAAATTTTATGCTTATGTTTCTTTACTACACAGTCATTTTTGTAGCGTTCGATAAAAATCACTAAATCCCACATTTCCAAAGGCTTAATTCGAATTTTTAATTCTGTGCAAATAAATTTATCTAATTCTCTATCCATCTGGTCCTTTCGGACTATGCTTCTTATACCTTAATTTATAGAAGCTGATTCATCTTCCTTTTGTTCTAAGTTATGCCGCAGCTCATGAAGTTTTTCTTCTAATTTTTCTTCTGTGCTGGGTTCACGCTCAACAAGTATAATTTTTCCGTCTTTCATGCGGATGCCTGTATAATTTGGCATTTCTTTTCCCTTTAATGCAATATAATGTGCATTTATTCTAAGCCAGAATAAATCGCTAAGAACATGCCCCATTTTATATTTAATTCTTAAAGCAACAGGTAAATCGAAAACTTCTTTTGCAAAATGTGTTTTTGCATAATTATTTACTTCGTTACCAAGTAAATAAGATACCGCCATAATATCTAAAAAATCTTGAGGCAGCTCTTCAAATAAAATCGGCTCATTTCTATATTCTTCCGCCGCAGTTACTGAGGGTATTTCTGAGGGAAGATCAATACCGAATAATTCTGTTATTTGTTGTGCGATTGTTTTCATAAAACCTTTCTTAAATAATTAAAAAATATTTGCCTGGTGGAGGGAAGTAAACTCCACCAGGGATTGTTTTCTTATACCATGATTTAATTCCGTTGTGGGGTAACGGTTTCTTTTGCTTCTGGGCCCCACGCTGTAACGCACAAATAACCACCATTTACCGAATATAATATAATAGGATCATCTTTTACCAAACGATAATCAGCGACGATTTTGATATTATCTTGTTTTACAAAATCATCTAATGACGCCACAATCGAAAAAGCAGATTCGGTATGTGGATAGCCGGATCTTGAAAGAAGTAAGTCCTCTGTCGAACACTTAAAGTTAGCCATCTCTATCATATTTTTTTCAGGTATGTCTTTTATATAAAGGCCGGGCTTTCCGTGAAACAACCCATATTTATTACAAAGTTGCTTTAAGATTTCCTCAGTAATAAATCGATTTTGCGGATAACGTTGTGCGTAATATTCATACCATTTTAAGAAATTGCTATTTATTATAGATTGGCGCTTTTTTTCCACATAAGCCAACGCGGTTGGGGTATAATCAAAACCGTTTTTCCTAGACGTTTCTATAATCGGATTTTCAACAAAAGGCTCAGCGTTTATACTTTGCATTTTGTCAATCATAAGCTGTGAAAAATCTCCCTGAATCATTTTAGCTGTTGCCACTGGTTTGAAAAACATTTTATCTCCTTCCATTTTATTTAGTTAAAGTATACTTTGTTCCCAATAATTAAACTCCTTTCTTTAAATTAATCAACATTCGTTTTACCTTATTATCAGGTAAAAATGATGCTCCTGGAATTAATTTTGAACGTAAATGTTTTGGTACTTGCGATAACACATGTGGAGGATATAATATGGTT